TCAGTATAGGATGAGCTTCTTTTTGAATTTTTCAATACTCCTCGGATGAATCTCCCGTGTTTCACCCCATTTGAAATGAACTACCGCAGGCGCTCCTGGTGTGATCTTTTCGACTAAGAGTTCGATTGATCTTCTTTTATCATCATTGGGTAGCTCGTTAATCAGTTCAGAGAATTCTTGTATTGCATCGTTGTAATCTCCGAATGACTTCGATTGCGGCAAAGGAATTTTATCTAACAATTCCAAAATCTCAGCTTTACGTTTTCCATATCTTCTCATGGACAACTCGTAATGATGCTCTTCAATTTTGTTATGAAGATAATAATCATCGAAAATCTTTTGTTCTGCATTGTTAATGTTGGCAAGTTCATCTTGAAGTTTAGAGAATGAATTATTGTTGTCAGAATCTTCTTTCATTTCAGGTATCAAAGATTCATAACCATATTTTTTCTCTGCCATGTTAGCAATCAGATTTATGACTGCTGCTTCAAAACTTTCTTGATCATGGTTTGGACTGGAGCAAGATATCGCTCCCATGGATGTTTTACGGCTACATACATATTTTCTCTTCTGTTTAGAATGGGACATGTAACGAGAATGCATTTTAGATCCGCACTCTGGACAGATAAGGACAGAAGTGAGTAGTTGCCTTTCTTTTCCTTTCCATGCTTTGTCTTTCCCAAACAGCGTGGATTGGATGTAATTGAAATCATCCCAAGAGACGAGAACAGGGCACACAAGGAGCTTATAGCATTCACCCTTCCAACGTTGCATAGCAGCGTAAGTTGGGTTTGTAAGCATATACCTAACCCTTCTAGCGGTCCATTCTTTACCTGTCAGCGAGTAAACCTTTTGTTCATTTAACCATCTAGCTATCAGATATGGTCCTTTTCCTAGCTTCGCCATTCGAAAAATCTCTCTTACGTAATAAGCACGTTCCGGAACTTCCTCGAATCCCATACCATCTGCTGTTTTCACAAAGCCGAATGGGGCAGGACCGCCATTCCAGCGACCTTTCTTAGCGTTTGTTTCTTTGGAATCGTTTACTATCTCGCTGAGGTTGTCTGAATAATATTCATTGAGATCGACAAAGAAGCCAGCAACAAGACGTCCATTTGGTGTACTAAAATCCACAAACTCAGAAGCTGAACAAATATCAACTTGGTGAGAATTCAGGATTCCCTGTAACTCTTGAAAGTCTTTCTTTAGCCTTGTTAGACGAGATAGATTGAAGAAAATCATCTTTCTCACTTTGGGTCTATCCTCAATGCATTTCAAAGCATCCATCAAGCCAGGACGTTTTGTGTACTTAATTCTAAAACCGGAGTAGTCAATATCTTTAAATACTTTGACTAGTTTAAAATTGTTGGACTCACAAAACTGTTCAATCTTTCTTAATTGCGTAAGCTCCGATATATCCTCTTTATCTTGACGCTGATCACTTTGTCGTATATATCCGATCGCTTCTATTTCTTCATTCGTTTCACGGGCTCGTACCACCATATATTTCACCTCCTTTCCAGAGGCCCGTAAATTCTAATATCTCCGTCTAACTTCTACAACTTTACCGATAATTTCAACTTTAGATGCATCAACTATAGTCGGCTGCAGCTTAGGGTTTGAAGGCATCAATATGCAAATCTCATTTTGACACTTAATTCTTTTTACTGTTGCTGTTTCTCCATCGATAGCTACTACAACAATATCATTAGCGCTCACTTCTTTTTGCTTAACACAAACCACAATATCACCTTCAACAATATTATCCCCAATCATGCTATCGCCCTTGATCCGAAGACAAAATGCTTGCTTTCCTCTAACGACTGAAGCATTAACATATTCCATATCTTCTATATGTTCAATTCTGTCAATAGGTTGTCCCGCAGCAATAGAACCGAGAACTGGCACCTTTACGAGATTTTCAGCTATGTATTGTGCAGGCGTTTCCTCTATTACTAATGCTTGGGCATATTCTTTTTTGAGATCTTTCAATTTATCCAATTTCATGAACTTCTCTTTTATTTCTTCAGGAGCTTTTTCGATTAGTGCAGCAGTCAATAGTTTTTCAACATCTCCACCTGTTACAGCAGCGAGTGCTCTATTGAGTTCTGAGGTTGCTGGGTTGTCTGTTTTCCCATTTTGCAATTGGCTAATATAGCCTTTGCTCACCTTATATCCGTGACCCTCAAGCCGTTCAGATATCTCGGATAGGGATAACCCGGATTTTTTTATGTAATCTTTCAGCAACTCATAGTAAGTCAATTGAGACACTCCTTTCGTTTGATTACATTGTACTAAACGTTTCAGTAATAAGTCAACATTATTTATGTTTTAACTATTGACTGAAACGATATAAGCGTTTAGTATTTGGTTAACGATATCGTTTACTGTTAAATAAACGGTAGGGGGTGATTGAAAATATGAAAACGAAGTATGCGAACCTTTTGAGGGACGCGGTCGTTGAAAGCAACTTGACTTATTCGAAGATCATTGACAAATGCAAAGAAAAAGGCGTTTCTTTCTCTGGTTCTTATCTGAGTAAGCTATGCACTGGTTGGATGCCACCGCCGTCAGATGATATCAATAGAGCATTGGCGGAAGTCTTATCTCCTGTGTCTTCTATAACCTATGAAAAATTAGCTTTGGCGAAGTATAAGGAAATAATACCCGCAGATATATTGGAAGCAATAGCTGCTGGGCAATAAAGGGAGGGCACCATGAAACGCCTTGAAGAGATCCTCGGAGAAATGCAAAGTCTTGATGTAGATCCGTTGCGAATTGACGAAGAAATTAAAAAGCTTGAAAGTGAATTGTCAAATTTCCTAAATCAGGAGGTTCAGCATGGTGAATAAAAAGTTGTTGGAGCCGTATGAGCGTGAATTCATTAAGATTCTAGCAAGACAGGCTCGGCGCAACATGGAGAAGAAGTTACAAGGACTTCCTCAGAAAAAAACAGCTAATTGATTTGAATAAGAAATTTAGAAAGGAGCCTTGAATTGAAGATCAAAATTGACCAAATCAAAGTAAGCGATCGAATTCGTAAAGACTTCGGAGGAATCGAAGAACTGGCGAATGACATCGAACAAAACGGTCTCATTAATCCTATAGTAGTAACCCCAGATCATCAGTTAATTGCAGGAGAGCGCCGCTTGCGTGCTCATCAGTATCTGGGACGCAAAGAGGTTATAGTCCGAGTGATGGAAATCAGTGACTTTGAACATCAGCTTCGGCTTGAAATATCTGAGAACGAGCACCGGAAAGAATTTACCTTCTCCGAAAGAGTTGAATGGGCTAAACGGCTGGAAGAAGTCGAACGGATAAAGGCCAAGGAACGGATGGCAGGAGGCAAGGAAAATGTTCCTGAGCAGCCTGCCGGACAGGTTCGCGATATTGTAGCTGATCAAGCAGGCTTTGGATCAGGTAGAACCTATGACAAAGCCAAGTTCATTATGGAAAACGCCACGCCGGAAATCATTCAGCAGCTTGACGCAGGGATCATTTCCACACACAAAGCATATGTGGAGACAAAAGATCGACTTGAAGCTGCTTTGCAAGAGGCCGAGGCTCGGGCTAACCAAGCAGAACAAGAGAAGGAAGAACTTCAGCGCCGTTACAAGGATGCGATTCCAGCCGATCAGGTGGACGAAGCAGTAGCAGCGGCAGTAGAACGCCGAGATGAAGAGACAGAAGTTCTTCTCGAACAGAAAGCTCAGGAAGCTGAACGGAAGATTAAAGAGCGTGACCAATACTGGAAAGCCAAGCTTCAGGATGATGTCGAAACGGAGCGCCTAAAGGTTGATGAATTGAAAGCTGGCTATCAAAGGGCAAAGGAAGAACTGGAAACTCTTAAACTTCAGCAGCCCAGTGACTTCGATGAACAGTACGCTAACGCTCAGATGAAGAAGCTTCGTTTTGAAACAGATTCCAACACGGCTCAAGTGAACTATCACGTTAAACAGTTCCTTCAAAAGGTAGGTATCACATCATTCATGCTTGGTGCAGTATCTGGAGCGAGTACAAGCGAGAAAAAACGGCTGTCAGAGAGTCTTGATATGCTTCAAACATTTATCGATCAAATGCGTCCAGCAATTAACTCCAGGAAGGTGGTAAACCCAAATGACTTTAATGAATCCTAATCAGCCTGACTTCTTATCGGTTGTTGAAAGACAGATGCAGTTAACTGAAGCTCAAGGTATGGCGATACGCGGTTTGGTGGATGGCATCAGACAGATGCAAGAGGATGTAGCAGAAAAGGTTGGAGAAGTCCAAATGATGGTTCAGGAGGTCCGGGACAGCGTAACGCTGACGGATGCAGAGTGCTACCAACTCCAGTCTCTTGTCCGCAAGAAGTCAAACTCGTTAACAAAGGACAGGTATAAAGAGTCTGACGAGAAATTCAAGGTCCTGGTTGGTCGTTATCGTAGGATGGTCTGGAGTAAACTGAAAGATCGGTTTGAGGTAGCGAAATACAGCCATGTACGGCGTATCGACTTTGATGACGCAGTTGATTTCATTAAGGAGTTTCGGCCGGAAGACTACATCTGATCTAATAGGAGTTGAAACCGATGAGATTAAAATTCATGACGCTTGACGATTTGGCGCGTATCTGGTCACACAAACCTTTGCAACATGAAATTATTCAGAGAAACATTGCCAAAAAGAAATGATGATTCGTGCTCAGAAGTTAATGCAAACCAGAATGTTGCGAAGAAAGATCAGGGATTTATGTGATGAGGCAATCGATGCGCTCTCAATGGAACTTAATATTAAATTCATCAAAAAGAAAATAAAAGTGCTCCGTAACGATCTTGAAAAGTTGGAACGTTCAATAGATAAGAACGCAGAATATGAAGGTCTGATCTGGAAAGAGCCATCAGGCTATAAGATTGAAGGGGCAGTGATTGGATTGTGTAAACACTGTGATAGAGAAGTATTCTCAGGCCAGAAGTTTCCTGATCCAAAAGAAGAAGGACTCTTTTGTAACTACTATTGCAGAAGAGTCTACCGCAACAACAGTAACAAATGAGTCCTTAAGTTAATCGTGCTACCAACACGATCATTTGAAAAACAATTCAACGGAATTATATCACGGAAATTAAATAATGCAAATAGGAGGTCTGCTCTGTGAAAGGAAACAAGGATTTCACTGTATGGGGCACAAGTCTTGCTGTTAGAGGAGATAAAGAAATATCTCATCCCACTTTCATTAGCATGTTAGACATGATGAAAGGAAGAGGCTTCACTATTGGATCAGATCCACATATTGATCGTAATTACTCACTTCTTTCAAAAGATCATTTTGCAGGAAGTAAGGGTGATCTGCTCTTCGTAGCAGAGAAATATAACTGTGGCGCAAAAATTGAATTCTATCAAGAAATAAATGTTGAGAATCGAAACGGTGGAAGATACGACTTTGATAAATTCGATAAGATGTCGTATCTGCTGCAAAAACGATTCTTGGTGGAAATAAAACACATGGAACATTTTTTGATGAGTGAAGGATACTCTTGTGACACTGAGCCAGTTTTGAAAACGTCCCACGAAAAGGTATTTCATGAACTCAACTCATCAAGCAGACATTGGAGTTCCGAAAATCTTCCTGGTTATAACGCTTTGGACAAGGATGGGAAGAGAATATCCAATGGCGAAGTGAAGTATTTCAGAGATCGAAAAGGAACGCTCATGCGTGGCACTGTCTATCACAATATCAACAATATGTGGTGGACTATCCTGAATAAAGACACGTACAGAAACCTGGCATGTTTCGAATTATTTGACCTTACAACAAAACCTGAGAACAGTGTAAGAAAACTGTCGAAGAGATCAGGGCATCACAATCCCAAATCTAGGTTCGTTCCCACTGAAGAAAATTTAAAACAGTATAAGTCGTTAGCTAAGCAAGCAGGGAGGTTTGGTAGAGCAGATTTAGCTAATAGAGTATTGGTTTATCTGTATGAAATAAATTGGATGTCTCGTAAATTCGAGTTTATCAAGAAAGAAAATGGACGTCTTGGATTAGTAGAGACAGAAGGGAATCCATACTTCATGGGACAGCGTATTGGAGAAAGGAAGTATGATCCTCCCCAAGCAGTAAAGTTATACTCGCGCAACTTACCAATGTCGAGTACAGAAGCATCATGGATTACAGGACTGCGTGACTATGTTACAGGTGGGAAGCCCACTATTTCAAAATGGTTCTGTAAGGATGGAAACGGAGAAGGTGGACAGGCTTACCTTTGGCCGGAGGTTAGGGAACAATTACTCCATATTGGAGCGCATGTATAAGTAAGGAGTGACTGCATTGTCTCTACAAAAACAATATACGCTAGGCGAGTTATACAGCCTAGCTGAACAGTGCAGTCACGATTATCCGGCTACACTGGCTCGGAAGATTGAGTTTTTGACTGAGGTACAGGTTATTTTGGGCCGTAGAGCTGCTGAAGCAGTGAGAGACTATAAACGTATCTACGCCCAGAGAAAGCGTGAGTATGCAGAAGCATACCTTGCTGCTGGCAAAGACAAAGCTCAGCGTGCGGAGCTGGCAATCATTGAGATTCGTCTTAAGGAAGCTGATGCTGAGGCAGACAAGGTTCGCTGGCATAACGCAGTGGAAAGTAATGATCAGGTTATCAATTCGTTGAAATATAGCTTGAAGGTTCTTCTGGCGGAATTCAACAATCCAGCCAGTGGAAAGAGATAGTAATCAGAATTTTCCGGGGTGAGGAGAGTGGCAAGTCCCCAGTTAAAGAATGGATTCATCGGGATTGCTAATGAAATATGGGATGAGATAATCAGCCGGAAGTTCACAGAAAGGCAACAAAAGATTCTCAAGCTGATTCTAAGGCTGTCGTATGGCTGCCAGAAGAAAGAGGCAGTTATCCCCCTCTTGAAGCATTTTGAACTATGTGGAGTACGCATACAAGACGCTAAAAAAGAGATCACTTACTTGGGACAATGTAAGGTGATTTATTGGGATGGCAAACAGGTCTATTCTCTCAACAAAAACTATGATGAATGGCGTGTCAGTCTTGTGAAAGAGTGGGATCGTGAGAAGTTTTCAGAACTTATCTCTTTAAATATAGGAAATAAAAAAGTTACGAAAAGTGTAACTCCAGAAAGTGAAGAGCATGACGAAAGTTACGAAAAGTGTAACTCCGAAGTTACGAAAAGTGTAACTGATGAGTTACGAAAAGTGGAAGTCGAAGAGGTCTCAATCCCTTGCGGGAGTAAGGCTGAAGGCACCTCTAAAGACATGTTTAAAGACAGTATTAAAGTTAGTTGTTGTTTAGAAGATCCCGATTCGGTCTTTAAACCATACATGGGAAACCCGGATTCTGTTCCTAAAACCGAAGCAGATACTGACTCTGATCGGGAGGTTTCCCCAATGGAGTATCGCAATCAAGTTGCAGCTCGATATCTCCAGAGAAAAGGCAAGGGACTTGAGATTACTTTTAATGACGAGGATGCTGTCAATGAATTCATAGCTGAGAGGATTCCGCTCCAAACAGTTATCGATGGTATTGACCAATCGTTTGACAATTTTAAACCCAAGAACAAATGGGATCAGATACGAAACCTGAGTTACTGTGCAACGGTTGTATATTCGTTGCATGCCAAACGCGAAAAATCAAACACAGCGGAAATGCAAATAGCGACTATCATACCAGATGCGTCGATTGAAACGGTATCAAACGTGACCGCAGATGATTTAAAAGAGTTGCTTGCTAATCTAAGGTCAAAGCAAGGAGTGTGAGTGTATGGGCAGCTTTCAAGAAGAGTTAAGGGCGCTGATCCCTCCTGATTTTGCAGAAAGACGACAGGCAGCTATCCAGAAGATTGATACGCACCCTGAGATTCAGCGACTCAGACAGGCTTATCCTGATCGTTCAGGCGACCTGATAAGCCCAAGAAGATACAGGGATGTGTCAGAGCATCTTGCTCAATGTGATGCATGCGCGGCGTGTCCTGGTTTAAGAGACTGCCTGAACGTCCAGAAGGGTCACAGGAGCGTTGAAGAACCTAACCCTAATAAACAGGACGAGCTGGTGTTTAGGCTCAGGAAATGCAATTTATTAAAGGCCTACGAGAGACAGCAAGGGATTGGTCAGAGAATCAAAAGCCATTTTATACCCGCTCACATTTTGGACGCGACCTTTGATGACATCGAACCTGATCCGCAACGCTTACCCGCCATTACGGCGGCGGTTAAATTCTGTAGCACATTTGTTCCAGGGCAAACGACAGAAGGGTTGTACCTTTACGGCCCGATGGGTGTAGGTAAAAGCCTGATCGCTGGAGCGATTGCTCAAGAACTTGCCAAATGTGACATAGATGTTCTCATGGTTTATGTCCCGGATTTTCTACTTGAAGTCAAGGATGCTATTGGTTCCAAAACAGAAACAGTTGAGAGCAAACTTGATTCTCTCCGGACAGCATCTGTACTGATACTTGATGATATTGGAGCTGAGACATTAACCATCTGGACAAGGGATGAAGTAATAGGTCCTATACTCCAGCGACGCATGGAGCGGCTTCCCACAATCTACACATCCAATTTGACTATCAAAGAATTGAGACATCACTTGGCTAATGTAAAGGATGCCAAGGAGATGGACAGAAGGCAGCACGAGAAAAAAGCGGAGCGAATTATTGAACGGATTGAGCCTTTTGTAAAAATACTGCCAGTAGGCGGAAGAAATAGACGGAGGGGATAGTAGGATGTGTAAAACTTGTGGTGGTGCAACGGTAAAATATCAATTTGTCGGTGCAATGATGATGCTTGGTCCATGCCCTGAATGTAATCCAAAGGCGAAAAAAGAAGTGAAGGAGGGAACCCGACCTTATGAAAATAATCGTAGATAGTGAGTTATTGGTTGAAGCTCTAGAAGATGCGAGCAAGGCCATTTCAAGTAAAAATCTCATGCCTATTTTGGATTGTTTCTTGATCGAGGCAAACAGCGAAGGATTGAAGGTTACTGGGACGGATACACGTACAACGATTCAGTCGTACATCTTCATCAAAGACGTCCAGGTGGAGGTAAATGGACAAATTGCTATCCCTAAACTGTTATTGGAAATGATGAAGAAGCTCAATGGTGATGTGAGTATTGAAACAAAGGGAACAACCGCAATCATCAGGTCCCGAAAGAAAGAAATCGACATGGGCGTTTTTGATCCGGAGGAATTCCCGCAAGTGCCGACTATTGACGATAGTGAGTTGTTTGAGACTACTGGCAAGGAACTCAGGAGACTATTCAAAAAGGCAACGTATGCAGCCGATCCTACGGGTAAAAATGCGGCAATACTCGCAGGAGCACACATCTATATCGATGACGGTTTGATTGGTATTGAAGCGACAGATAGACATCGACTTGCGAAAACGGAGTATGCCACAGATGTTGCTAAATTAGGCGGAGCTGTTATTGAGGCCAAGGCACTCGGGGATCTCCAAAAGATAATTTTGGATAAAGACAATATCGAATTTGGTTTCTCGAAGTCTGCTGGAGGAGAAGTGGTCCACGTATTTGCGAGAACGGACAGATTCACTTTTTACTCCAGGGTACTGGAAGGTGCCTTCCCGGATGTGAGCCGGATGTCAGTTGTGCCAGAGGGTGTCACCAAAATAACAGTAGATAAAAAAGAGTTAATGAATTGTCTTGAAATGATTTACACACTCGCAAAGGAAGACAAACACAACAAAATTATTCTTAACATCTCAGAAGATGAAATGAGTATTCGAGGACAAGGGAAAGAGACTGGCAAGGCAAGTGAAAGCATTGTTCCTCTGTCGTTTAGCGGTGAGGATTTCGCTGTTGCCTTAAACTCAAAATACTTCATGGATGCCATCAAAGCATTGGATGGAGATCAAGTAACTTTGGTGTGCTCAGGTAAAGTCAAACCTATCTATATTCTGGATGAGAGTGATGAAAGATCGGTTCACATTGTACTTCCTTATAGGACGGAAGAAGTGTAATGAACAAATATAATGCAACCAAAGTGATCGTCACTGAAGACGGGACATTGTTCTCGGAATGGATCGTTAAAAAGCACAATCTGGATATAACCGGTACACGATTTGACAGCGTGGCTGAGGGCGAGTATTACCAACTTCTCCTCCAGCAGAAGAAATACGGAGATATCAAAGATTTCGAGTGTCATCCTAAATTTGTTCTTCAAGAGAAACCGAAGGTCACTTACATTGCTGACTTCCTGGTAACGGAATTAGATGGCAGTCAGCGGGTGGTGGATATAAAAGGAATGGAGACCTCCACATTCCGAGTCAAACTGAAACTATTCCAAGCTAAATATCCGACTTTACCAATATATATACTTGTTAAAAAGCGAGGAGAATTCATTGCTCTTGCACAATACAAGAAGGAAAAATCAGCGCGTAAACGAGCGGCGAATGCACTTAAAAAACGAGTAGATGAAGGGAGTAAGCAAAATGAAAATCAAACATACTGTAATCAAAAACGAGGACATTAATAAGCATCTTAACCAACAGGAGAAAGAAGACTTGCTGCGCTTGTTTCATAAAATTCAGTATGGTCGAGTTTCAGAGGGAAAAGTTGGGTTCAACATGTACCTGGTAGTAAATACAGACGAAACTTACGCTGAAGACCTTGTACGGATCTTACAGGAAAACGGTCATTGGGGTCCAACACACGATCCAAATCAAATCGAGTTTCGGCAAGAGGGTAATACGATGGAGCTTCCAGAATTTAAGAATCCCGTCTGAATTAAAATTAAAAAGGAGCACAGAGGTTTAATCTTCCTCTTGCTCCTGCTCTTTAAACAAATCTTCTACGCCGACACCTAGCGCTCTTGCAATAGTGAACAAATGCGTAGACTCATGTCGGCTATTTCTATCAAATCTACTTAACGACCCCTGAGGAATACCGGTCATATCTGATAATTGTTGTTGAGTAATCCCCTTTTCTTTTAAAAGAGGCATTAAATTAGGTTTCACGTTAATCATAGCAGCCACCCTTTCAAAGAGATTATACGATAACGAATATTTATTAGCAAGATGGATTGACTGAATATTCGATATCGTATATGATTAGGTCAAGAACAAATATACGTAATACGATAACGAATATAATAATGGGGGCTGAATCACTTTGAGAAGAACTTACAAAGAAACACCGTACTGGACCGATGGATATTGGGAATTTGAATACGACCTCACTTTACTTACCATCTGGATTAGAGAGTTGAAAGTTCGTCTGAGCGAACGGAAACAGGCCATTAGGCTCAGAGCGTTCACTGGATATGTCCAGTGAGGTTGGCACCACTCAGAGGCGAAGGAAACATTTCCTGACCTCAACCAAGAAACAATTTACTGGAACGATCAACATTGTACTGGAACTTAATAGTCAATTGGGAGGTGTGCTCTGTGACTGAAGCTGAGAAAGATGAATTCTCCACAGCCTTATCTGAAAGGTATGCACAGGTTAAACAATTAAGTTCTTCTAACAGAGAATTGATAAACACTTGGGATGCGGTGATTAGTGACTTGCCTCTCGATATAAAATCAAAGTTTGAAGAAAAGCAGAGTCAACTTTCGGCTTTGTAAAGGAGGTTTGGATGTGAGTACTGTAGATTTGAACAATTTTGACGAACAGCCTACCGAAGTGCAACAAGCTATAGTTTTTTATGTTGGATACACAGTAAACGGAGTAAAAGCTACTGCTCAGGAAAGACAGGTTCATTACGCTGTTTTAGAGCGTGCTGGATTGTTGGAACCTATAAAATCCGTAGTGGGTATGTAGTGAATTAGGTTCAAAATATAAGTATAAGGACAGGAAAAACGTTGGAAAGGTGGATGAGGAAATGGCCCATCAAACATTCTGGAAACCGGAGAAAAAAGTAAAAGAAAAGAAAATGAGCAGCTTCGGGCGGAGTAAGAAAGACAAAAAGCCTGTACCGGAATGGAAGAAGGACATTTTATCCCATCACCAATCCAGACCAGGCTCGAAGGAGCGCGGCGATTTCCCGAAAGAAGTCATAGCTCAGCTTATCGAAGAATCAAATGGGATTTGTGAATGCTGCAAGATTATTGAAGCAACAACTACTCACCATGTATATCCGCGAGGCAGAAAAGGACGAGGAGTTAAAACCAACGGCCTCCGACTTTGTTGGCCCTGTCATGATCGGATTCAAACCAATGAAGAATTACTCCAATTTTGGATTTCCGCCTTCCGTGATAAATATGGAGACCGCTTCTGGTTTGATGAACAAGATTGGGATGAATACAATCGGAAGCAAGATGCGCAGCAGAAAGTGGATCAGGAAAAACAGAACCGTCAGCAATCTTTAAACCCGGTTAAGGAACTTATCTCTTCGGCTGCAGGACGTTCATTGAATGCAAAAGAGGTCAGGCTTATTGAAATGATGGATGATAAACAAATGGCAATTTTCGAGACTTTAATTAACGATATTACAAGAGTTGATGAGAAGCATCAATTGCCGTTTGGATATGGTCACTTCGATGATTAAGATACATCTAGTTCGCCTAACAACGTAAATTAAGAGTATTAGTGGATAGGGAGGGATAGAGCATATGAAAGAAATCATCGTTGATAATTTCGCAGGCGGTGGCGGTGCCAGTACGGGGATTGAGTTGGCAACCGGTCGCAGTGTAGATATAGCAATTAATCACGACCCAGCAGCTATTGCAATGCATGAGGTCAATCACCCAGATACGGAGCACTATTGTGAATCTGTGTGGGAAGTGAACCCGGTTGAAGCAGTAAAAGGTCGTCCAGTGGGGCTGGCTTGGTTCAGCCCTGATTGCAAACACTTCTCCAAGGCTAAAGGAGGCAAGCCGGTTGCAAAAGAGATCCGCGGTTTGGCATGGGTCGCAGTTCGGTGGGCAGCAACGGTTAAACCGAGGGTTATCATGCTGGAAAACGTGGAGGAATTCACGACATGGGGTCCGTTAACAGCAGATGGTTACCCAGACAAGGAACAGAAGGGCCGGACGTTTCATACCTTCGTGAATGCTCTAAGTCGACAGGGATACAAGGTCGAATGGAAAGAGTTGCGAGCATGTGATTATGGAGCGCCTACGATCCGCAAGCGGTTGTTCATGGTTGCGCGGAGGGATGGAAGTCCCATTGTCTGGCCCGAGCCAACGCACGGAGCACCGGACAGCCCGGACGTGAAAGCAGGGAAACGGCTTCCATGGAGAACAGCAGCTGAAATTATTGACTGGTCTATCCCTTGCCCTTCGATATTCGAACGGAAAAAGCCTCTTGCCGAAAACACGATGCGCCGTATAGCACGTGGCATGCAGAAGTTCGTCATAGACAATCCTGAGCCATTCGTAATGCGCGTCAACTTCTCTGGCAGCAATCACCATTACTGTGATTCTGTAAATGAGCCGTTGAAGACAATCACGGCAAAGAACGGATGGGGATTGGTTACACCATATATTGCGAGGATTGGGCAGACGGGATATGCCGGGGATCGGTTGCAATACAAGGCTACTGACCCGCTGACGACCATTACAACCAAGGCAGAACATTTACTTGTGACTCCGGTTCTTGGGGTTAATACAACAGGGCATCCTGGTAGCCCTCCAGAAGAACCACTTCGGACGGTGACGACAGGAAATCAGCACATGTTAATCAGCCCTGCACTGATACAGATGGGTTACGGAGACCCAGAAGGTCGAAGGGTGCTGGATCTGAATAAACCGCTTGGAACGGTGACAGCAGGAGGAAACAAATTCGCCATAGCTTCAGCATTCATTGCCCGTCACTTCGGAGAATCAGTTGGCAGCTCAGTCGATGATCCGATAGGAACTGTAACCGCAGGAGGAGGCGGGAAAAGTGCCCTCGTCACAAGTCATCTGGTCAAGATGCGCGGGACCAATACAGGTCAGCCGGTTACAGACCCGCTTCAAACGATTACGGCAGGTGGGCTGCACTTTGGAGAGGTTAGGGCCTTCCTTCTCAAGTATTACGGTAGCGCCGAAAACGGCCAGACCATAGACAAGCCGTTGCACACGATAACAACGAAAGACCGGTTCGGGCTAGTGACAATTAAAGGCGTGGATTACCAAATTATCGATATAGGAATGCGGATGCTGGAGCCGCAAGAGTTGTTTGCCGCTCAGGGATTCCCGAGCAACTACACTATCGCAGTTGATGCGAACGGTCAGAAGTACTCCAAGAGCGCCCAAGTAGCTCGGTGTGGAAATGCGGTACCTCCACCGTTTGCTCAAGCTTTGGTCCGGGCTAATCTGCCGGAAATATGCACAGGATCGGGAAATAACCTTACTCTGGAGCGGTATTCAGAGCAGGAAACTGGGCAGATGGCATTCAGTATATAGAAGGGAAGGAAGGACTGTCATGAAGGCTATAACAATTATTCAGCCGTGGGCGACATTGATCGCCATTGGAGCAAAACAATATGAAACACGCAGCTGGCCTACTAAGCATCGGGGCGAGATTGCCATCCATGCCGGGAAGAAGATCGACAAGGATGCCTGCAAGTATCCTGAGATTCGCGCAGCACTAGAACAGCATGGATACACAGTAGATAACCTGCCAACGGGTGCGGTTGTAGCGATTGCTAAACTGACCAACTGCCTTAAATCGGTGGATACATGGACAGATGGTTATGAGTTGGAAGGAAACAGATTGGTTTACTCTCCAGAATATGAATTCGGAGACTTTGAACCTGGGCGATATGCATGGGAAATGTCGGATGTAAAGATGCTTATGAAGCCTCTGGCAGCTAAAGGCCAGCAAGGATTGTGGAACTTTGCAAACCAATCTTAAGGCAAGGGGCCTTTGAGCCTCTCCCTACTAGGAGGATATACAAGATGCGTGAGATTAAATTCCGCGGAAAATCTTTAGATAACGGCATGATGGTGTACGGTAACTTGTCTGTTCAACATGACGGAACATGGGTCGATTGTGGAAATGTAAACGAGGCGAAATGGATACCGGTTGATCCCGAGACAGTAGGCCAATACATCGGTTTCAATGATCGAGATGACAGAAAAATTTACCAAGGCGATATCATAGCAGTCGATTGCGATTGTGACCCGGGAGATTATGCTACCTGCAGGCATGACCCTACTTTGAACATTGTGATATGGGATCAAGAAGAAGCCAGTTTCGCCTTCAGAGGAATAACGTTCCGTGCAGATGACATGCATGCGGACTACACGGATGCATGGGATGTTGTGGGTAATATTTACGACAATCCTGAGCTGTTGACTCCCAACGAAGGAGCGGATAAGCATGACGCTGTATGAATTCGGAGCAAGAGCATGGGATACCGAAACCAAAGAGATGTCATACGAATTCTTAGATCGGAACTGGTTGAAGGTATGCATATGGTCACCATACATGGTGTTGATGCTTAAATCCGGGGTGAAAGACAGCAAAGGTAAGGATTACTACGATGGCGATATCGTTAAAGTAAGCAAGTTGAATTTTGAGAGTAGCGGCCCATTGCCTGAAAATCTGGTAGTGAGGTTATATGGAGGCATGTTCCAGTTATTTAGAGGCAACGAGCCTTTAATGGGCTTGCATTTGGGATATATAGAAGACGGAGAAGTGATCGGGAATATCTACGAAAACCCTGAACTTTTTGGTGGGGAAGGAGCGGATACAGAATGATAGAGTGGCGTAAATACGAATCCACAGACCGGAGTATCCCGAGTCATGTAGATCACATTGTAACGAATGGGCGTAATACCTTAATCGCCCAGCATGCAAGCATTCCTGGCACTGGTAAGTATGGCTGGAGAATCAACAATGCTTTAATACCGTGGGTAACGCACTGGTCGCCCATAAACCAACCTGAAAGCGAGGGGACGGAATGAACAACCGTGTAGCTGGTTTGATAAATGAGTGGGAAGGCGTAGCTCCAGAGGATTTGATTGAAGCTATAAACGAACGTGATCAAACAATGAAAGAGCTGACTGAAATTAATGCCAAGATTGCTTCCGACCGGGACCAGGTCAAGAGGGAACTTGAGTGGTTCGAAAATCGGTGCTTGGAATTGATGAGAGAAAAATGTAAACGGGAGATCGGGGAGGGAATGGCATGAGCACAGAAGAGATTATTGTCACACCTAAGCAAGAAGACATTGATGATACCAATAAGATTATCCAGTTAAACTTTTTTTCGGATGTGGATGAAGAAGATATTCGTAAAACCAAATGGCTTCTCGGAAAATATGTAGACATGGTCGACATCATAAAAAACTATGAATTTTCGCTTCAGCAGATTGAAAACGGGATGTCAGCATACGAGTTGTTGTCTGCGGAGGGATCGGTTGCAAAACGTGAATCTGGGCATGAATTAACTGCTGATGTCACAGCGAACGCGATAATTATGAAGGACAAGCGGCACGCCAACTACAAACTTTACGTAGCAATATCAAACAATGTCCGATTTGCAATAAATAATCTAAGAGATCCTCACGAAGGGGTAGCAGCAAGATTACTATTTTTGGAGGGTAAGAAGTACTTGAAGGCTCAAGAATACATGGAAAAAGGATACCGCAAGGACGTTCCTGGTATTGCAGCAACGACGTTTGCGGATAAACGCCGTAGAGCTATAGCTAACATTGCGAACAGTTTGAAATTCAATCGGACATTAGATTTTGTAACAATTGACTATGGAAGAGGACGGAATGAAGAAGGAGAAATAGGGCTACGGACACCTGATCAAATTAGACCATAAAAACAGCTCACCAATTTAGCTGTAAGATGTTGCATGTTGATATCTTTCATGATATCATGATATCACGGAAGATATCAGACATCATGAGTTCATTGATAATAAAATAAAAAGAGAGAAGGAAAACACATGGACGATGTTGTTTACTACGAAACTGAGAATGGAAATTCCGAAATTAGGAAATTCCTCCAAAGCCACAACAAAAAAGCTTTAAAGGGGAACAAAGCGTCCGCTGACTTGTTGGATAGTTTCGTGTATGCCATGGAACGTTATTTAGATGGCATGCCCCACTCCAGTCCGTTACGCCAAGGTTTATTCGAATTGCGGTTTAAAGACTGCCGGATTACTTACTTCATATGTAAAGGAAAGATGGTATTGTTGACGGTGTTTGATAAGAAGACTAATCGAACTCCAACTCAAGAATTCGACCGAGCATTGAAGCGTAAAAAAGATTGGGAAAAACGTTGCGGAAAAAAGTAGTGGTATGGGGGCATCGCCCCCTTAATCCCCATTATTAATTTAAGGAGGTAATGAAATGGATCGCGAAAAAAATGATTCAGTATGTTCGAAAACTTGGAAAGACTTAAAAAGTGAATTAACTTATCGAAGTAAAGATGAGCTGGAGGTGATATCACAAATGGCCATAATCGTAAATGGGTTAACGAATAAAAGGATCGAATTAAATTTAACTCAAAGGGAATTAGCAAAAATGGCTGGAATGACGCAAGCTCAAATAGCTAGATTAGAAAATTCTTATTCAGTTCCATCTTTAGAAACAATAATGAAAGTTGCAGTAGCATTAGGAATAAAAATAGGAATAGTTGAATCAATAAATGAGCAGTCTGGAGCATTAGCCTAAGGTTAAGTTAATATGGGATTAAACAACACGTCCATGTTGTTATTTAGAAGCCGAAAGGCTTCTTTTTTTTAGTAAAACAGCAGTAACTGTGTATTAAAAACATGTTACCTTAAATCCATACAATACCGCATTTTGATAGGTCGCTGAAAAGCGGCCTTTTTGGATTGGAGGGAAGAACATGGAGGTTAACTATTTCAGCAGAAATGAACCGGCTATACCAAGGGTATCAGATAAACAGCCGGTGCAGTGTCGTGGGTGTGGGTGGGGAACATGGACGGGAGTGAATCAGTTATGTATTATACCGAGATGTTGGAAGAAGGATCATGATCCAGAGAAGGTGATTAAATGAGGAAAGTCCAGCCGATCCGTGATGAACGAGTTATAGATGGGATGAAGGAATACTTTTATATACGAAGCATGCGCAATTACTTATTTTTTTGTATGGGTATATACAGCGGCTTGCGCGTTTCTGACTTGCTAAGTCTTAAGGTGTGGCAAACGAAAGGTACACACATCAGCATGGTCGAGCAAAAGAACAAGCATGCTAAAACATTTATCATTCATCCAAGTATTCGATCAGATCTGGATGAGTACACTGCTGACATGCTTCCGACAGATTGTTTATTTCCGAGTCGCCAGCTTAAAACAGTAAGCCGAATGCGGAAACAGCCGATTGATCGGAGCACTGCATATCGTTTTCTGAGTGAAGCAGCTCGTGAATTCAGATTGAAAGATATAGGCGTTCACTCATTGCGAAAGACCTGGGCATACCGTCTGTATATGGACGATCCAGAGAATTTAGCGTTACTAATGGAGATGTTCGGACACAGCGACCCAAGGGAAACATTGGACTATATTGGACTTACTCAGGACATGATGGACAGAGCAATTCTTAAGTTGAGATAAAATGAGTGAAACATAATACAACGATTAGTTCACTCACAAAAGAAATATCATGGCATTAGATGAAGAAACACAATATTTTATACCTAAACTGAGTGAAACACTATTACCTTTATGTTTCAGTCAGTTTACATTATTTAGTGAATACGAGTACAGAACAACAGCCTGCGATTCAGACGGAGGCTTAATTTGATTCGTAACGTTTGACTATTACTGACCTTAAATAGGAATTCCAACTCAATTACATGAAAGTGGTGATAATTTTGTGAGCAGAAAACAGAATCCGAATCGGAAGAAAGCGTTCAAAATCTGGAAAGATAGTGGCGGGGCGATGAAGCCGAAAGAGATTGCGGAAAAGTTGGGCATTACACCTGAATCAGTCCGGAAGTGGAAATCACTTGATCAATGGGAAGGGAAGATGGCCAACGCTAAGCCTGGTGCTCCTCGTGGCAATCAGAATGCAAAAGGGAATCGTGGTGGAAAAGGCGGCCCTCCAGGTAATCAAAAGGCTGTAACACATGGTTTGTTCCGCAAGTTCGAACCACAAGATCCTGAGTACCTAGAACTCATAGATATTGTTCAGCACATGGAACCTATAGACATGATCTGGCATAACATCACCCAGGGATTCCGTAAAATCATTTGGGCGCAGCGAATCTTCTTCATCAAAGACAAAGAGGATATGACCAAAGAATTGAAAAGGGAGAAACCAGGTGAGTATGGAGATGAATACGAATGGGAAATTCAATTCGCTTGGGATAAATACGCTAGTTTCATTAAAGCAGAGGCAACGGTAATGCGGGAGATCAGGGGAGCTATCAAACAATTCCTTGATATCGCGCCGCAGGAAGATGAGCGCCGATTGAAGTTGGATCAGATGCAGGCCAAAGTTGATAAAACCCGCCTTGAGATCGAGAAACTGAAGAACGGTGATGGAGATACCGAAGATGATCTGATCGAAGATTGGGTAAAGGCGGTGGAGTCTGGTGAGTAAAGAGTCTCTGCAAACAAAACGCCGCTTTGCTGCATTCAAAAAGCGAATCCCTGAGTACCGGAAGAACCCGGTTCTTTTTTGCGTGGAATTGCTAAAATTCACTCCTGATGAGTGGCAAGCAGAAGTAATGATAGACATAGCTGGAGGTCCGCGAGTGTCGGTGCGATCTGGACAGGGTGTTGGTAAGACCGGTCTTGAGGCAGCGGTGGCATTATGGTTCCTATCGTGTTTCCCGTTTCCTAAGGTAATTTGTACTGCACCGACTCGTCAGCAGTTGCATGATGTCTTATGGGCTGAGATTAGCAAATGGCAAGAGAAAAGTCCGTTGCTTAAACGGATACTCAAATGGACAAAGACTAAGATTTACATGCGAAATTATGAGGAACGCTGGTTTGCTACAGCCCGGACAGCTACCAAGCCCGAGAACATGCAGGGTTTCCATGAGGACTACATGCTCTTTATTGTGGACGAAGCTTCCGGGGTTGAAGATCGTATCATGGAGGCTATCCTGGGTACGCTCTCAGGTGAATTCAATAAGCTACTCATGTGTGGTAACCCAACACGAACCAGCGGAGTATTTTACGACTCACACAATAGAGACCGTGCAGATTACAAAACGCATAAAGTATCTTGTCTGAACAGCCCTCGGACAAGCAAAGAGAATATAGCCATGCTTGAGCGTAAATACGGCAAGGGATCAGACGTATGGCGTGTAAGGGTTGAAGGGGAATTTCCGCGGGGTGAGTCAGAGACCTTTATCGCTCTGGAGGTAGCTGAGTTTGCTGCTAAAGACGTCTCCTTAGAACCAGTAGGTGATACCTTGACCATTGGCTGTGACGTTGCTCGTTTTGGCGATGATGAGACATCTATGTACGCGGGGATAGGTCCAGTAACAGTCGGGCAGCATCATCATTTCAAGAAAGACACAATGGTTACTGCTGGATGGGTGTTGAACTTGATAAGAGAACTGCTCCCACAGTACCCAGAAGTCGTTCATACGAGAATCAGGATAGATGATACCGGTGTAGGTGGCGGTGTGACAGATCGGTTGAATGAAATAATAGCAGAAGAAGGGCTTCCTTATGAAGTTATTCCTATTAACAATGGATCGTCATCTTTGGATGAACATTATGGAAACCTGGGCGCTGAAATGTGGGCGTATATTAAGGGGCTTCTTGAACAAAACATGAGCAATTATATGAACAATGAGCCTGCGGTCTTACAATTACCCGATGACGATGTACTTACTTCCCAATTGACAGCAAGAAAATGGTCAATGACCAGTAAGGGGAAGATACTACTTGAAAGTAAGAAGGACATGAAGAAGCGCGGATTAAAATCACCTGACAGAGCTGACGCATATGTTCTCGCCTTCGGTGAATATTTGATGGGAACACCTCAGTCTATAATGCTTCCTACAATAGGTGGCGTTTCAGTAAAAAGATAAAATGAGCTTAGTTCTTAATTATTCCATAAAATAGGACAGAGAGAATGCAAACGCATTGAAATTGATGGGTTTTTTTGAACTGGATGATTCAGAGTTTTAGGAGCGGGAATTGTCCCGCTCCTTTTAACATACATAGTAGTTAATTATCTATTAAGAATATGTCGATAGATGGTATAATAATTGAAAATTCTTCCGTTAGCTGATTTTGGTGAAGTGTGGGGTTATTGAGATGAAAAAAATCATATTAACTTTAGTAATTGTGATGTTCGCTTGCTCAGCTTGTACAATGTTCAATAAATATGAGGGATACATGAGTAAGGCCAAAGATTCTATGAGGGAAGGTGAATATGAAGAAACGCTTGAGTACATACAAAATGCTTTAATTGAGGAACCTAATAGTAAAGATGCGGTTGCCTTAAAGACAATGGCGGAAGAAGCACTTCTGGAGGAGAATAATGAGTCAGAGAAAAAGAGATTTACTGTAGTTACAGTTCCTATATACGAGAGACTTGTTGTTTTAACAGAAGGAGTAAATGAAGATGCTTCAAACATATCCGTTTCCGATGCTAAATCAATGCTTCCCGAGCTGGAACAAATAGAAAAAGAGTTAGCAGGGATGTCTAAAGAATGGAATCAATCGGAAATTTACTCAAACACATTTCAATATCTTAATGGTGCATCTGAAGATTTGAAGTTATGTCTCACTGCAATAATCGAGGATATTTCGGAATCAATTGAATTGAACGGAGATCACAGCAGATCAAATATTGTCACCCAAACTTTAAGGAGTAATGATTCGAAAATTAGAGCCCGCTTGTCATTTTATGACTATACCAGCAAAATGGAAAGTTTCAATGCTGGCTTACCGACTAAATGAGGTCCTTAATTATTTGACCCAAACATGAACCTTAGCAACCGGTAGGCATTCGAGCAAAGGAACACTTCTGATAGAGTGTTTGGCTATGCTCTTTCGGTTATTTTGCTGTTTACAACGTGGACAAGGAAGCGGATTTGAAGGAAAAAGATCGTTTGCTCAGTTTAGCCATGGAGAGGCTGTCTTCAGTGCAACGTGAGGTGATCCAACGCAGCTATTTAGATAATGAAGGTGAGTTCGATTATATTAGTTGCGGAGAGATGGGAATAAGTGAAAGCACATTTAGAAGAATTAAGCTTGAGGCGGTGAGTGTACTTGCAAGTGCGCTGGGCTTAGAAGTCATACATGAGCAAGCCAAGGAAGGCGTTTGTTGATTTATATGAAGAAGCAGGGTAGGACTGATGGATTAACCAGTCTACCCTGCTTTTTTTAGAGTATCGTTGTTACTTCTTTTTAGTAGGCATCTTAATCACAAAGAACAACAATGATAAGAAGAATAGAGCCTGTGAGATAGTTACCAGTAATCTGATTCCTTCACCAGAATCTTTTATACCAAATAGAATATCGATTATGGATACCAAACCTGTAGATATAAGTATAAACAGTGCGAGTATGTACACGTTTAGTCCTCCCTAAGTTCGATTTTATAGCAGGAAGAAGACAATTGCTCTTGCAGCTGGATCACTTAACCATCCTGGAACTCCAACGGACTGTAAGGCATTAGAAAGACCATCTTCCGCAGTACCTGAGAAATCTACCATGATATCCAAAGCTTGCATCAGTACTTGATAGCTGAGGTATGTTTTCAAAGTAGTTTTTGCACCAGCTGTCAATGGTAATTTATCTACGTACACTTTAATCTGTTCATTCCAAGCACGTGACCCAACGTTTTTGAGTTTTTTGATTAATTCTTGTGCTACTTCTTTTGCCAGTTTTGTTTTCCAACCAAGTGTACCGACTTCTCCAGCAGCAGTAGTCATTCCTAGTTCAGAACCAACAGTTCTAAAAAGAGCGTTGTAATCAACTTGTCTTAATTCTAATTCAATTCTGGCATCTTTGTTAATAGGACCAGTGGGCAATTCAATTTGTGTCCCTGTGTTGGCAGGTGAAGTGCCATTAGCAACTTGAGCGCTGGCGAAAGCGGGTAGTGTAAATGATGACAGTAAGAGTGCGGAAAGTGATGCGATTCCCAGTTGCTTAATTTTTTTCATAGATCCAGACCTCTTTTCATAAAATTTAGGTGTTGCAGGAATATTATAGCACTAGCAATCTATTAGACTCAAATTATAGGTAGATAACCTTAAATTTTACATTAAGTTTACAAAGTGTTCTCTTGAAATTGTTGACTGATTAATGACCTTATTTTGAATGAATAGTGATCGTTCGCTGGACTTTAGACGTGATATATTGGTAATGTGGAAATCGGGCGAGAATGAAACGCACAGCTGCAATAGCGGCATATGACTGGGGCGTTCCTCTTCTCGCCTTTTCTGTTAACTTATGAAGGTAATTCAATTCAGATACCGAATTAGTTGTAGGGGAGGTGTCGATCATTGGATTTTTGGCAACTATTAATTGCGTGGATTGGTATCATCTGCTGGGTTATCGTGTATAAAGATCGGGTAAGCAAATGGATACTGTATCCTGTATCGCTTGTTTGCGTGTTTGGTACATTCATTTTTTGGATTCTTAATCAATAAAGTGAGAAAATAGAAGAGATCAGGAGCTAACGAAAAGCTATACTACTATAATGAAGCATAGTGTTTTTGACTCAATAATGTAATCTCAGTAAGATGGTCTTGTTCTTCCTCTATAGTTACATAGTACGTATGCATTTAAAGCAAAGAGCGCAGCGCATTTGCTGCGAACGGTACGGACGCCAATGTTTTAAAAGCGTCACATGATTCGCCAAAAGCGCCATTTATACACCATAAACGTATTTTGATTAGCCATTATTGTACATATAACAGCCAAAGTCGTTCCTTCACTGGATCGGCTTTTTTTATTGGAGGAATTGAAGTGATCATCAGAAGACGGAAGAAGATACGCATTCGCCCTAACAAGCAGCCTGAGAAATGCAAAGGTTGTGTATGGGGCAGATGGGATGGAGTGAAGCAGTTCTGTAGTAGACCCACTTGTCCAAAAGAGGTAAAATATTCTAGCACGTTATCTTAGTGTTAGGAGTGGTGAATGAAAATGAGTGAAGTATATGAACCAACAACTGAAGCACCCCCTCTACAAATAGATTTTTTATTGGGAGCCCTAGTGGAAGTGGCAGACAGTTTGTCTTTAGGGTTAACCTTAAATGTTGGAGGGGCCCTTGTTTCTGGAGTATTAATGTCGAATAAAGAGTATTTCGAGTCGGTTGCAGATGAATTTGAAGGTGTGAGTGAAGATGGGGCTAAATTAGGTTCATTATATCGTCGCTTTGCTGCTGAAAATTATTCAGATACATCCGTCGATGCAATCACCGAATTTATTCATCTGAAGGACGTTGTTATCGCTCAGGGGGATACTAGTTATCTCACTAAGCTTTGGAGAGGGAAGCTCAATTCAGTCGATGGATTTTCATTTGGTACTTTGAAGAAATAAGAAGAGTCGCCTTAGGGCGGCTTTTTCTTTTGCTCTGATATGACAGAATGTGAGCCGTTCTGAGCTTGTTTATATGAGAACTTCCGTTTGCAGGGATAATTGTATAGGAGAGCGGAGAATAGGCGCTGAGTGAGCGTACACATGTATATGATGGTCACCCAAACGTTGAAACCAACTCAAGACAAATATCAATCCTTGACCAACCTCATCTATTGTCTGATACTGGAAGATGTTGTATCAGAAACAAATGAGGAGTGGAAGGATGAAGAAGATTTATATTGCATTGATTGCTTTAGGGATTATTGGAGTTTGGGGAGGCTCTGGCTGGGCTATAAACACATGGATAAACGCTAGTTATCGTGGAACCTTCGGGGATATGTTTGGAGCGGTCAATGCGTTATTCTCTGGGCTTGCATTTACCGGTCTCATATACACAATTGCAGTGCAAAGGCAAGAACTGCAGACCCAAAGTAAGTCAATTGATATGCAAACAGATGAACTCTCGCTTCAGAGAAAAGCTATACAAATGCAAACAGAAGAGCTGGGACTTCAAAGAAAAGCTATTGAAATGCAAACAGAAGAGATAAAGATGCAAAGAGAAGAAACTGCTCGATCGGCAAATCAGTTGGAGGGTCAGAAGAACCTATTAAATCTTCAAACTGCGATGAGTGTGGTAAATGATTTGATTCAAGTAAAAAATAAGAGGCTTGATGAAATGAAGCGTGTTTTACCAAATGAAAGGACAAGAGGATCAGGCCCAATTGCTAAGCTAATAGAAAACGACGGCTACGGGGATGTTTTTGAAATCTCAGAAAATAAAACTTACATACAAAGTTACCTTAACACATTCTTTTTTTCTTTAAGTTTCATACAGAGTTATGATTTGCAAAATGAACAGAAAGACATTTTAAGTGATCTAGTGAACATGAACACGTCAGACGATGAACTTGTACTTATTTACATAGCAGTCGCACAAAATCAACACAGATTGATGATGCTTAAAGTAAATGGTTTTTATCCAAGGCACCAAAAATTAACTGAAAATTCTACGAAGTCATCCTATTAAAGGATGGCTTTTCATTTTGGAGGTATAAACATGAACATCAGAATCGTGCCGATCGATCAGATTAATGCAGCAGCCTACAGCCCCCGGGTTGACCTTCAGCCTGCCGATGTTGAATATAAGAAGCTTCGTCGTAGCATAGAGGAATTCGGTTATGTTGAGCCGATTGTCTGGAATGAACGCACAGGGCATATGGTCTGCGGTCATCAGCGATACAAGAAAATGGTTAATGACCAGTAAGAGGAAAATACCTTTTGAAAGCAAGAAAAACGAGGCCTCAAGTCACCGGATAGAGTTGACTCATATGTTCTTACCTTCGGTGAATATATGACAGGCACGCCACAGTCTTTAATGCTTCCTTCCATAGGTAGTGTGATAGTGAAAAGATAAATAGATGGAAAGTGTGTTGTCAGGCGTGAGGTGGCGTTTACGTAGACATTTTATATAGAGAAAATCTATTTACAAATGCATTCAGCGAGCAAACCTATAAGGTTGATGCGGAGTTGGAAGCTAAGGATTGACTATACTTTGGCTGCGGTTATCATTCAATCTCTTTCTATTAAGATACTTTTTTACAGATTATATTTTTCATTATAAAAAACTGCACCTCCAATGTTAGAGTGTAACAATTGGGGTGCAGTTCAAAATGGGTGTTTATAATTTTGTTGAAAACATCGTATCGATTTGCCGAAACAATTACGCATCTGTTTTAACCTTAACAAAACATACGAACAAAAGCTTTCTGATTTACATGATCAAACACGATTTACTTTTATCCTGTGTGAACACCGATACCTAATATTACTACAATCGTACAACTTTCGGGCTTATAAGGTTCAATTTTCACCTTCACGTCAAATTCCATTTGTTCAAATGATGTTTCCTCATCTTCAAACTTACTTGCTGCTTCAAGAAGAACTTTTTCAACTAAAGCTCGACCAAACGAATTGTAGTCATGAACCTTTAATGCGTGTTCAGTAATGTATTTTTTTGTCAAGTCAGCCATATTATCAACTACCTTTCTTTTTTTTCTTACATAACTATTATGTAATAATAATGTAGTAATTATACATTTTTGATTAGGTATATTTAAATTAATATTAGAAAACAATACGAAAAAAGGAGTGATAAATAGTGGTTAATTTAAATGATATGGTTAGTAATAACGGAGAAATAATTCCATCGCGAATTGTTAGTAGTTCAATTACTTCTACTGCATCCAATCATGGCGCAGGTATTGCTGAAATCAATTTCACTCGCGAAGTCAAAAAATTACCATCAATAGAAGAAGTGGAGTTGGATCCCCCACAAGATGTTTGCCCGCCTGATGAAAGAATCAAAGTATCTGAAACGACAAAGTTTCCTTGGAGGAGCATTTGTAGATTAATAATAACAAGAGAGGACGGATTAGTTGCTGTTGGAACAGGTTGGTTTATCGGTAAAAATACAATAGCTACTGCAGGACATTGTGTTTATAGTGATGATTTAAAAAAATGGCATAAATCTATAATAGTTGTTCCAGGATTAGACCATGATAAGGAACCATTTGGTAACTTCAAGAGTACTGAATTTTGGTCTGTTAAGGGTTGGACTGAAAATGGAGACAAAGAATATGATTACGGAGCTATTTTGTTGGATAATGATTTAGGTGAGAAAATTGGCTATTTTGGTTTGCGGACGGATCCAGATTCTTTATTACAAAATAAAACAATAGTCAATTCTGGATATCCAACTGATAGAGATGATGTTTTGGTCGACACTCAATGGAAAATGAGCGGGACTATAAAAGCTGATGATTTAACTGAACGGAAAATTCAATATCTAATTGATACTCATGGGGGGAATAGCGGTGGGCCTCTGTGGCTAGAAGATGGATTATATCAGGCTATTTGTATTCATGCTTATGGAGGATGTCCGAATTCAGGAACCCGGATTAACAGAGAAGTTTTCAATAATCTTATGGAGTGGATATCGATTGGAGATCGATGAACGAATCTTATATCCAACTCAAGTTAATTCCATCAAAAGGCTTTAAAGTTAAAATGGAAAATCCGTAGTAACACAGTAATAAATCAATGATATTATTTAGGCATAGAAATATGAACTTTAAGAAGGTATGGAAAATTTTCCTACCTTCTATTTTTATGTCTGGAGGTGAAACATTGAAATGGTATCATAAAGCCATTTATTCATTTGCAAATTCGATTCTTCCTGCTGCGGTAAAACGGCAGATGATGGGTATTGGTAGAATGACCTCGGCTAGATCATCAAACAGATGGGATATTTTCAATTGGCTTCCGAAAAAATATCAGAGTGCCCACAATATTGACCTTACCAAACTACAAAATCACACAGCCGAGGAATTACTTGAAATTCTTGTGTCTGTTCATCCTGATATTTCGCATGCGCTCTACAACTTTCTGCGTATGGGAGACACGCCACTTACATTTACAGCAAAGAAGCAGAGTGGTAGTGACGATCAGAATGGGCAGAGATCGTTAGATGCAATCAAGAACTTACTGGATTCTCCACTTCCCTCACCTGGTTATCAGCATGGAAGGTCGCTGGACAAGCTTGATACGATTCAGCGGATGATGATCATGGTACGTGGGGCTTGTGCTGGTGAAGTAGTTTTGAACGAGCGCTGTAACGATGTGATTGATATCGTACCCGTTGACCCTGCGACGATTTGGTTCAGGAGAGAAGAGGGGACGAATCGACTTGTGCCTTGGCAATACATCAAGAATCCACGTCCTCGTTCTGGTGAAGAGTGGTTTGGGCAGTACAAGAAGATTGATACGCCGACATTCATTTATGAAGAGTTCGATCCCATGATTGATGATCCGTATGGGCGAACACCAATATTGCCGGTTCTTCAAGCAGTATTTTTTCATTTACAGGTTTTGCAGGACTTGAAGGCAGTTGTTCACAATCAGGGATACCCAAGACTGGATATTTCCATAGTTGAGGAAGTTTTACTCAAAAACATGCCGAATCAGCACAAAAACAATCCTGAAGGTCAGCAAAAGTGGTTGAGTGAACGTATGAGTGAAATTATGGGACATTTCAATTCACTTAATCCAGACGATGCCATGATTCATTGGGATAGCGTAAAAGTTGAATATCTCAAGGGTGGCAATTCAGGACCGATGATCGACATCAAGAAATTGATTGATATTATCGATACGCAGATGGCAACCGGATTGAAGACTTTGCTCACATTACTATCTAGGCATCAAGGTTCCACAGAGACATACAGTTCCGTGGATACTCAAATATATATCAAGTCTGTAGAGTCCGCTCGAAACGTAACCAAGCGTTTCTGGAAGCGGGCTTTTTCTGTGGCTACAAGAGTACGTGGTGTTCAGACACTGGTGGAAGCCGACTACGCTCCTATTGATCTACGTTCTGAAATGGAGAGAGAGCGTGATTTGAGAGCGAAGCTTAATAACTACATTCTGGCGGAGAAAGAACGCTACATTACTGCCGAAGAAGCAGCTACAGAAGCGCGGTGGATTATGGGACTTAATCCTAACTTACCAGCAGAGTTGCTTGCGGGTCTTAAGAAGAAGTATGGGCCTGATATTAACAATCATGATCCAGCAAATGGAGACGGATAGTTGAGAAGGAAGAGTTGTTTATTACAAGAAGGAGGTGAAAAGAAATAAATGGCAAAGCCAACATCCGAGCAATTGACGAAGATCAATCAGAAAGCTCTTCAACCCCTCACTGATGATCAGGCTCATGTGTTTCAAGCCAGAATCATTGGAACTAAGCGGATTGATAAATACAAAATGAAGATTACCCCGAATTTTCTGCGAAAAATGGCTGACCAAGTTAAGGAAGGCGTTGCTTTGCTCGTGGATCATCCTTGGCAGAAGTGGGATGCCTTATCGTTTCCTTATGGTCGGACATTCGACAGCCGGATAGTTGAGGAAGGCGGAGAACTGGAGCTTTACGGTGACCACTACATGGCAAAAGGGCTTGAAGCGAATGGTATTTCTACTGATCAATTGGCTACAGGTATTGACTCCGGCACAATATTTGACACTTCAGCGGGATTCGTCACCACGAAACACAATTGCAGTATCTGTGGAGGTGACTACTTCAGGGGAGCTGAATGCTCCCACATGCGGGGGCAAGAGTACGAGGGGAAAGAGTGCCTTGTCCTTGCTGATGATGGCTACATCATGGAAAATTCCATTGTGTTTGATGGAGGATATGAGGGGGCGGGGATAACTCGCGGATCTCTGTCGATAAAGCCATCTGTAGAATCTGAGAGTCAGCAGAAAAATGAATATGAACAACTTCCCTTAGATGCGAAGTCGCTGGATGGCGATGGACGTGTCTTTTATTTTTTCAGCAACAAAGGTGGTATGAACGCTTTTGTATCCAAACAGCACCAAACATTAGAACAGGCCAAAACACAGGCCGAAGGAGATGATACTGTGACAGAAGAACAAAAGGCTGCTTTGGCAGCATCACAAACTCAAACAATCGCGCTGACTGCTGCGAATAGTGTACTCGGACAAGTCCGGGCTACGCTGGGCGTTGAAAATGATGCGGACATTACCTCAAAGTTGGCTACACTTAGCGCTCAGGCTGCTGATGGTGCGGTCTACAAGACAAAGGTTACGGAGCAAGCTTGCGGAGCTGGTGTCCGTGCGTTGGGAGAAGCGTTTAATACGGAAACTATGAAAGCTATGCTGTCCCACTTGCCAGTATCTGAGATTGAAAAAATCGGTGCGACTTACGAAGCTCAGGCTCAAGCTGCATTGGGTGGCGGTGGTCGTCATACCGAGGGTGATAACCCTGATCTTCCTGCGGGAGCGGCAAATGGAACAGCACCGACTAATACGCAAGCCGCTGGACAAAAGACACCAGAACAACTCCAAACAGAGGCAAAAGAAGCGGCTAGAGCTGATGCTATAGCTGCCCTCAAAAATACCGGCAGAAGTAATCTGCTGAAGGAGGATAAGTAATATGATTGGATCTCAATACAACGGTGCTCCGGGACCTGGTCAGATTAACACACAGGAATTTGTTGAAGTTCTTGCTTCCACGGACTTGCAAGCGCGGATTCCTGGTGGCGTGTTGCTTGCAAAAGGGAACGGAGTAATTAAGAAAGGTACTGTCCTTGGAAGGGTAACAGCTACTAATAAATTCGTTCCCTATCTCTCTTCAGCATCCGATGGTTCGCAAGACGCTGTTTGCATTTTGGACAATGATCAGGATACTACGCTTACCGATATGGGCGCTTCAGCGTGGATTGCTGGAATTTTCACTGAATCAAAATTGACCAGCATTGATGCAGCGGCTAAAACAGCGCTGAAACTTTGCTACTTTGTATAAGGGGGAACAACATAAATGGCAAACGTACTCGACCCGTACTTCCTTACGGAAGTCGTTCAGAACATTCGGACAGATATTAACAGTTTTCGAGGTGCTCAAATCCTGACAAATGGTGTGGATTTCAAACCAGAACTCGGGTTGACAATTAAATATGACGTTACCTACGACGATACCGGCATGACTCCACCTACTGGACTCAATGATCCTTCACCGATCCATTCCGCTCCTGTTGTGAAACAAATGGAGTTCACCAATCAGGAATGGCGTGAAAAAGCGATCATTGATCGAGAAAAAATTGCTACCCTTCGCAAGCCTGGAAACAGTCTTGAGCAAACTTGGGGCGAAGAATATATGATTGAAAAAATGGTGAATCTCAACCAACGTCTTGAAACTCGATTCGAGTGGATGCGTTGGCAATCACTTACAGGTAGCCTTGTTGTTCCAGCAACTGCGAATAAACCTTCTCGGACAATCGACTACGGCGTTCCGGCAAATAACAAGCCTACAGCTGATGTCCTTTGGAACAATATCGCAACTGCTGATCCTTTGAAAAACCTGGATGAATGGCTTCTTAGATTCAGGGGGAGTGGCGCAAGAGGTGTTAAAGTTGTAGCTAATAAAAAAGTAGACAGTTACCTGAAGCAAAACGAAAAAATCCGTGATCTGATCAAATTTACCTACGGAAAAGATATTGTAACAGATGGTTCGCTTTCAGAAATCGTCAGTCAAAATCTGAATGGTCTTCAATACGAAGTATATGATGGCGGGTATATTGACAATGCAGGAACATTCTTCCCATTCATCCCTGACAACGCCGTAATCATCATTGGTCAAGGCATGACAGGTTCTATCATGGACCTAGTGACCAGTCCGAACAACTACGAAGACATCTTCACTGGCCACACTGGAAAATTCGCACTAGCTAAACTTATTCAAGGTGACCCTGACCAATGGCAAGTAATCAACGGGGCAACTGTGCTGCCGCGTTTGAAATACGTCAATTGGCACATTTTTGCTACAGTGGCGTGAGGGAGGAATAACTGATGACAATCGTAAAAGTTTTAGTTGATGCTGTTGGGGATTACAACGCAGGGGACATCGTAGAAGATGCCCCTGCTGGACTTATTGAGATTGCTAAAAGGCAAGTTCGCAATGCTGCAACGGGAAAGCTCTTAGCTGAGATTATTGAGGGAGACCTAGCTTCTACGGACACTCCATCAGAACGTGAACTAAAGCTTCAGGAAGAGTTGAACGAATCAAAGAAGCGCGAGGCTGAACTTTTGGCGCAGATTGATGAACTGCAATCTGATATCCAAAGTAGTGATTCGGATGATGAACTGAAAGAATTGAAATCTGTTGCGAAGGAAATGAAAATCCCTGGCTATACAAAAATGGGTATCGAAGAATTGAAAGAGGCCATTGCCGCAACTGGCGGTGACGCTGGTGGCGAATAAGATACTTACGACAGAAACATATCACGAAGAAATAAGAGGGCGTCTAGGCGTTGGGGAGGATGTAATATCTGACTCCGACATAGACGCTATTTCTGTTTTACCAATCGGTGAAGCGAGGATTGTAAAGGCAGTTCCAGATTACGCTGATTTGACTGGTGATGACCAAGTCTATGTATATGCAGCAGCTATTTGTATGGTTGCTGCTATATTAGCTCCGTCTATGGCTGCGAGAATCAAAAAAACGATGAAAGATTTCGATTTCTCTTTCGAAAATCAGTCAGTCAATTGGGATAGTCGTGCGTCACAACTGGTTGATGAGGCAAATGAGTTCATCGGCTTGATCTCAAGTTTTCAAGACACCTTGGATGCTCCATTATTTGTGTTGTCTGGTCCCACGAGGGAGAAGGAAAGGCGGCGTTTCTAATGTTTAAAGATTTCGCTCATAGACATTCTCCCTGCACTGTAAATGGGGAACAGGATAAAGTCATTCTGTCCAGAGAAACAAAGGCGACTACGGTTCACGGTAAAGAGTACATGTACAACGGCCTTTTTGCTCCTAAGTCCTCTATATTACCTGGGGATGTAGTGCAGAATGATATGACATTCTTGGTTCAAACTCTCCGTTATACTGCAACCAAAGACAAATACTGTTCCTTAATCAAAACGAACGTTACCGTGGAAGTTCAAAGGTACACGCAGGAGTTTGATAAGAATGACAATCCAAAGGGCAAACCTGAGTTTACACCCGTTGCCGAGGATATCATTGGTTTCGCTCAACGTGTCTCTGCTCAGCTCAAACAAGAAGAGCCTGGTCTTCTATCTACAACTTCGCTGGTTCTTCTTTTGCAGACCAGTGTTGATGTCAGGGAACCGAGTGATCCGGCATTGGTAAGTCCAGACCGCATCGTGATTGCTGGTAAGAAATATCAAGTGGATGTAGTGGATCGGATCAAGTATCCGAATCTGTTACATATTCAGTTGTGCGAGGACAGGCGATGATTATCGGGTACGATGCAGAGCGTGCAGCGAAGGACTTGGAAAACAAGTTGGCGGTTGAAATCACAGGTCTGACGAAAATTGTTATGCTTACTGCTAAGACTGGTATCAGATACTACCCTGCTGTCCGAGAGAGTTTGGAAATGCAAATGATTGTGCTGGCGAACCAAATGATTTCAAGTGACATCACCGCTGATTACTGGCAAGCCTGGCTAGAACAGTTCGGTAAAGGCTCACTTATGGCAGGACCGAGCCAAAATCCTGGTTTGATCAGTTATATGAACAGTGAGGCGTGGAACAAGTTGAGGTCAAAGGGTAGCCGAGTTGTTGTAGGCCGGGGTAGAGGTACTTACCGAGCTATCGACGGCACAATTAAAAAGTCCAAAGGCGGATACGCAGGTGTAGATTTGGAGGAGTTGGCAGAACGCGGGGACCTTGATCCTTCGTTCAAAGCTACTCCTCCTACTTATTTCATGCGTATCGCTCTTGAATCCAATCGTGATCGGATATTAAACGGGATTAGTCGTGTCATTACCGAGTTTCCATATCATCGTTACTTCAGGGAGGTGAGAGATTGAGTCTTCAATTGTTGGATGCAGTTCAGCATGCGCTTAAAGGTGATGCCGAACTCATGGAGTTACTTGAGCTTGACTCATCTTCACCTTCCGAGGAGGTAGTGAAGAGATTGACAAAGGGAATGGAACCTGAAATCACTGTAAGTCATGAAACTGTTCCTCATATCTGCCAATATGTGATGCCAGGGCGCTTTTCTCCGAATCAATTAGTCTTCGAAGGAAAGTTTTGCTTAGATTTTTATGCTGGTACTGGTTATGCGGCGAAGCTGTTGTTTGAAAGAGCATTTCGTATTTTACACGATAAACGGATTACGATGCCAGGTTGGGCGACATACCTTTGTGTACTGACGTACGATGCTGATTTTGCAACGGGTATACAAGGTGTCAAAGGGTATAAGGCAATATTTGATGTTGACTATCTCCGGATGAATTGAGGTGAGGATATGTCTGAAACACAAACTGAAGTAACAGATAACAAGCCGGAACTTAAGGAAGAATTTCCTGAGCTAGAGAAGTTGATTCGAGAAAAGATTCGTCTTGCACAAAAACTCGGATTGATGGATGGCAAGGAACCGGTTGAAGGATATGAAAACTCGAAGGAATACAAACGAATTGAAGAGATTGATGCACGGCTCTGGGAGCTAGTGTAATCAACTTTATACCCAAGGAGGATAAATATGAGACCACTCGTTTTTGATGGCGTAGGAACAATCGTAGCCCGTAATTTGGATGGAACAATTAAGTACGTTGAGGACAAGGTAACAAAGGTTACGTTACAACTGCAATTTGACTGGCAGGCAGTAATGGGTGGTGACAGTGGCTACGCATTTCATTACACTGCTGGCGATCTTCAAGATAAGGTTAGCGTTGAAGTACCACGTTACTCTGCGGCAATCGCTGATATGTCTCAGGGCGGTAAAACAGAGAAGAAAGAAATTGTGTTTGACGAAACAGAAACGGCTTTTCTTAAAAATGGCGAGTACAAACTGGCCTTCGGAGAAACTTTGGTAGCGGACAGCGACGAAGTCTATCTCAAGGACCCGGATACTGATGCATTGACTCAACTTACCCGTGTGGCATCAACGCCGACCGATCAACAATACACGATCACTGCAGAGGGAGTGATCGAATCTACCACAGCAAATAATGATAAAGAGCTTCTTGTTACCTATAAGTGGTCTAACCAGGGAACGGAAACTTCATTCGATGGGACTCGTCGCCCAACAGCATTTAAATTCACACATAGATTCAAACTGATCGATGACAAAACGAGCAATGAGATTCAGTGCCAGCTCACCATCTACAAAGCCTTGGGTGGTGGTACGCTTGACGTATCCCAAGAACGTAAGAAAGCCAATACGTCCACCATGGATTTGCAAGTCATGGAGCCTGAGCGTACACCAGAAAACCCGAACGGTCATGCAATGACAATCAAATTCGGAATCTAAATCAAACATAACCCTGCCGGTTCTCGGTGGGGTTCTTTTTTTGGTATAAACCATAATTTGAATTCAAAGGAGAATGAACATGAGTGAAGTTGAAAACGCAGTTGAAGGCCATGAAGAGAAAACGTTGGACCAGACCTTGAACATTGGCAGTAGCGTACGTTTGGCTGAGGGACTACAGAAGACTATTAAGGTCGGAACGATCAAGTTGATTCGGGAAGTACGGCAACATGCGAAGAACCTCGGGGGTATTCGCTTCAGCTATGTAATTGGACGTGATCCTATTGAAGCAACGCAAGTTGGTGAGCAGGATATCCCAGCTATTGACTGTCCGGCTATTGAGCAGGCGTATCAAAAAGCCTTCGATCTGATTTTTGTTGAGGGCCTAACGGATGAAGAGTATGAACACGTGGACATGGAGGGCATCCAGGCTTTGGATAACGTTTTGGATCGATTTCTATAAGGAGTCTTTTCCTCCAGATCCTGATTCCGATGACGATGATGATTCGGAGGATGGTGAAGTAGATCAACCAGGAACGGACTGGATGGGTCTATGGGCACTCTGTATCAGCAACGGAATATCTGATACAGAGTGGCCCAATATGACCATTCCAAAAATACGGGCACTGATGCAAGAGAAACAACGTTCCCGTGAGTTTGAAATCACTCTTCATGGCGGTTCGGTTGAAAATAAAAAGCCGAAGAAAGCAAAATACTTATCCGATCTTGGTTTCTTCCAACCAAGGTAGGGAGGAGGCAATATGGCAGAGGGAACAAATAGAGATGTCGTTGCTGCGCGAATTAATTTAGATACAGGCAAAGTCCTTCAGTCTTTCAAAAACATCGATACTGGAGCACGAGGAAACGCAGATGCATTTAAGGCTTTGAATGCTGAGTTATCAACCGCTGAGAAATCATACAAGAATATAACTTCAGCAATGGATAAAATGGCTTTAAGTTCGGATCAGCGCCGTCAGAAGATAATAGCCGAATATGAAGCTCAACAAAAGCAAAAACTTGCTCAAACGGCTTTGCTCGGTGCCAAGGCTCAACAGATTGAGCAAACTAACCGCCTGATAGATGCTAAAATGCAGGCGCAACAAGCCCTGATTAATAGACGAAATCAACAGATTGAGCAGTCTGAACGTGAGCATCAGCAAAAGATGCAGATTCTTCAAAATCGTTCAGTCAAATCAGGACAAGAAGCTGCGAAAGCAACCGGTACGGGTACAGACGAGCGCACGCGGGAACGTGTTCTTCAAGAGGAACAGAAGATACGTGTTGCTCTGGCAGAACGCCAGCGAAAAGAAGAAGCTCTTAGGGAAAAAGTGTTGCAAGAGGAACAGCGGATTCGACAAGCTTTGTCTCAAACTGAACAGCAAACCAAACGGATGGGGTCCACAATGGATGCCGTCTCTAAAAGTTGGATTGGTAGCTTAGGTGACATGGCCACACATGCCGTAGTTTTTCATAGCATGTATAAAGTGATGCATGAAGTCACACAGGCAATGCATGAAGGCTTGGTAGAAATAGAGTCAAACATGGCCGGATACGTGCAGACCAATGAGCACTATTTTGTTCATTTTGAAGATGGAACGAACAAAATGATTATGGATACCCAGAAGCTCAACAAGGAGACGCAACAGTTCATCCATACCGCTCATGAACTCGGCTCCAATATCTTGGATGTCACGGAATCTGCTCGACTCTGGGGTCGTATGTACAAGGATGTAAATGTTGTACAAGAACTCGTTCGTCAATCCACGAAACTATCTACTGTAGACATGGTTGAGCTTGAGGAAGCAACCAAGTCTATGGAGTCCGTAATGTCTCAATATGGTGTGCACATCAGTGATGCAAATGATGCCATGGTAATTGGTAACCGGGTTTTGGACTCATGGTCTAAAGTTGCGCATGATACGATGGCTCCTGCTCGTGACTTGGGAGCTGCTTTTCAGAGAACCGGTAAAATTGCTGCTGAGACGGGTGTATCGTTCGACGTAATGAACGGACTGATATCCTCTGGTGTTCGGAACACTGCCTTATCCGGGGAGAACTTGGGTAACATGTGGAAAACGGTCCTTGGTACGATTCGGACGGATAAAGCCGTGGATGAAATTGAGCGTCTTGGTGTCAAAACCAAAGAGGTTGTCGATGGCGTGGAACAATGGCGCAAAGCGGAAGATATTCTACTGGATCTTTCCATCCAGGTAACAGATAAGAACTATGACCTCACACAATCCTATGCGGATATCTCACGCGGGGTATATCAATACGCAAAATTGGCTGCATCTCTTAATGTGGGTGACATCCTGCTTGGTACGGCTGCATCTGTCGGTTCCACGGGCTCCACAATGCAGTATCTAACTGTTCAGATGGATACAATTCAGCGGAAGGCTGCACAGACCAAAACATCCCTCCTTGAGATTTTTAACACGGCTGGTGAAGACGGACTTCGCCAAATGATCAAAGATGTACTAGATGGTATAGATCAACTCCTGATCGGATTAACTAAAATACCAACAGGTGTTTATGCTGCAACTGCGGGTTTGACTGGTCTATTACTTGCGTATAAAGCGTTGCGCGGCCCTGTTATGGCTGTAGTCGCTGCAATTGAAGTGCTAAATGTGGCTAAAGCGAAAGAAGCTGCTACAACGGTTGCCGGAACAGCGGCTACGGCTGCAAACAGTGCTGCGAATACAGTCAATATCGTTTCCAGTGAAGGAGTCATTGTATCTACTGTGCAACAGACTGCTGCAAGGGAAGCACAAGTAGTCGCTACAGGAGCAGCTACTGTAGCGACTAGTGCCCTGAGTAAAGCGCAAGCTACAGCAACAATAACGATGGCCGCAGCAACTGCTGGATTATCCTTACTCGTAGGGGCAATTGCAATATTCGCATTTAAGAGTGGCGAAGCAGATAAGGCAGAGCGTGAAAGAATTCAGAGCCTTAAGGACAATGACTCAGCCAGTCAGCAGATGATCAGCCAGTATCAACGGCAAATCGATCTGTTACCTAAGATGGTCAATGCACATAACTCACTTAAACAAATGATTGATAGTGGAACGCTATCTTCCAGTAAACAAGAACAGGCAAAGAGACAACTTGAAGAAGTATCCAAAGCCCTTACAATGACAATTGGTAAAGAAGGAATGGCTCAACTTGAAGCAGCTGGATTTACAGATGAAGCTACCAAGCAACAAATACAAAACCTTAATTTGTTAATCGAGAAACAGAGAGAGTCCCGCCTAAACGTGCTGGAGGGTCAAAAAACGGCAATGAATGATCAACTCACTGCAAACGTCGCTGCTATTGAAGATGCTATGTCTAAGATAAGTGCAGTCAATAAAAGTATTGAGTCTTTTGGTTCAACGCTAAACAGAACGGAGCAGCTTAAATCCTTTGAAAATGATCTGGCTTCTTTAGAAGCGAAGAACCGTGAATTGCAAGCATCTTTAAGCGATGTTGACGTTCAGATGGGACAAATGACATTGGAAGCCTTAGATGCACAAAAAGAGATGGATTCTTTAGCGGGCTTAAACGGGAAAGTCTCTGAGACCATTGAAGAACTGACTGAAAACTTAATTAAACAAACAGAAGCTTTGCGTGAATCTGTTCAAACGAGTATCTCTTCTGTTTCTGAATTAAATCAGGTGGCTGAGACTCTAGCCGATGGTCAATCTTTAAGCGCTTCTGCTGTGGCAGATTTAATTCTCAAGTACCCTGAACTCGCTTCTCAGATAAGAAAAACTACAGATGGATGGATATTCGAAGGACAAGTCTTAGAGAAGTTACGACAAGCAAAAATAAAGAAGGCTCTAGATGATCTGAGAGCAGAAAGAGATGCAACTAGCTTCGTAGCTTTGGAGAGTTTAAAGCGTATTCAATTCTACGGAAAAGAATTTGAGGCTATTACAAGCTTTGCCGAAGCGAAACAAAAGATTGCAGATATCGAATCTGATATTGCAGAACAGCAAAAAAAGAATGCTGCGAATCCACCGTTCGCTAATTTGACATCAAGCCTACCAGCCGGACTTGCCGATGCATTGAAAAGTCAAAGCGAGATGCTAAATAAGATGTCAAATGATCAGTTATCCGGAAAAAAACAACGAGTGCAAGAGCTGAACGATATCATCAAGCAATATGCTGGGCAATTACAGTTGAGCAATGATCAAATTAAAGCTATGACTGAACTTCTCGAAGATGACACTTACGGGGTGGAAGACAATAACAAGGCAAAAAAAGAAACCGTAGAAATTATGACGGACTTACAGAAGGTGATTGAAGGCTACAACAAGTCCTTGGAAAAATTGGATTCACAACAGAAAAGAGTTGCGAAGTCGTCCAAAGAATACCTTGATATACTCGCAGAGAAGCGTAAAGCATTACTGGAGGAACAAAAACTTTACGAACAAGGGTACAATGATCCATCCCAACTCGTATCCTCTCAAACGGAGATTACAACAGGTGGCGGAACGTCATCAGACATTACAAGAATGCTGTCCACTGCTGTTGACTTGGCAAACTCTGGTGTGATGCGATACAAGCAAATAGGCGGTGAATTTACCGGTTCATTTGATGAATTCAAACAAAGAGCATATTCAGACTGTTCGCAGTTTGTGCAGGAGATGTTTGAAACGATCGGTGTACAGGTACCGCGTACCGCAGCTCAACAAGCCAAAGCAGGAACTGCCGTAACAAAGAAAAACCTACAAGTCGGCGATCTTGTATTTTTCAACACCAATGGCAAGGACAACTCTCACGTTGGGATTTACATGGGGGACAGCAAGTTTATCCAAATGGGGGAGTCCGGACTAAAAGTTTCGGATTTAAACAATAGCTATTGGGGGCCTAAGTACAATGGTGCAACTCGTATTCCTGGGCTTTCGACAGATGCTGCCTACCCGACATCCACTAGTTCCCAAACAACCTCTGGTGGAGTGGCATATGCCGGTAAATACGCTTCTGAGATTAATGCTGCTGCCAATCAATTTAATGTTGACCCACATCTTGTTGCGGCTGTGATTCAACGCGAATCCTCGTTCGGAGCCAAAGGAATTACCAATGTCATGCAAGTCAATGGCATGAACAATTCAACTGTTAAACAAAGTATAGATGCAGGTACGAAGATGTTATCAGACCTACTGAAGAAATCAGGTGGGGATGTCGCCATGGCTCTTGGCGGATACAACATGGGCGCTGGTATCATTGACTGGTTTAAAAAATCAGGTGGATACAATTTAGCGGATATGAAAGCTTACTCTGCTAAGTATGACAAAGTTTATGCTGGTGACGGATACGGAGATGTAGGGTATGTAGATAAAGTATTGGCTGACTATTCTCCACAAAAGGCGGGTACAACACAACCTACACAGAAGCAATTAAAGGATGCGAAAAACACAGCTGATAGCGAACTGCTTCGGATTAGTGATGAACTTTATAATATTGATGTTTCAGAACTTGAGAGTAAACTCGGAATCAAAGATATGAAAATCTCTGACAAAGAGTTGTCTTTAAAACAATCCGAAGCACGGCAGAAGAACATGAAGAAAGACTCCCAAGAGTATAAAGCCGAATACGAGCTTCAATTGAAACTCAAAACTGAAATACAGAAACTGATGCAGGAGCAACGTCAGATGATCGAACAATCCGGGCTGAAATCAGATGAGTTGACTAATAAGCGGCGAAGCCTGACTGAGAAAATCGGGGATGTGCAGTCCGAGAAAGAAGACATGAAGGATCAGTATGCCAGCGACCAATTTGATACCGCACAGGCCAATATGGAAGCGCGTGTTGAACGCATGCGTCAACAAGGCCGTTCCGAGATGGAAATGACCAAGACGCAGCTTCAGTTTTATCAGGGACAACTCAAAAATACGGCCCTAACTGAGGAACAGCGTGTTGAATCAGCTAAACAAGTGTATGACTTGACGAACAAGGTTACGGATCTGAAATTTAAAAATTCAACCGATTGGATTGATAAACAAACGGATCAGATGGAACGTCAAGGTAAGTCTGAGGTTGAGATTTATCAAATGCAGGCCGAGGCTTACAACCGGATGCGAAACGACACCACGCTAAAAGCAGAACAACGAGCTGAAGCAGAGAAAATGTATCAAGATACTTCCAAGAAACTGATTTCGTCTAGGTACGAGTACTCGGAAAAGTGGATTAACAAAGAAGCTACGAAGATGGAAATGTCCGGTGCTCAAAAAGTTGACATCATGAAGTGGGAGCTTCAAGAGTTTCTGAAGATGCAAGCTGATAAGACGATGTCTTCTGAACAGCTATGGGATCTAGAACAGAAAATATATAAGCAGCGTAATGATCTGGATAAGGAGTACTATTCTGCTGCTGAGAAACGAATTAATCACTTGAAGGCGATCGGTGAAATGACTACCGAACAAGAACTTGCCGAGTATATGAAACTTCAAGCTTCTTACCTGGTAGGAAGCGATCAACGGATGGATGCAGATGAGAAGGTCTACGATCTAAAGAAAAAACTCATGGACGAAATGACCAAAGCTGTATCCGAATCGGTAACCAAGCAGAAAAAGTTACTGGACAATGCGAGGGATGAGGAGATTAAACGTATCCAGGCAGAGAAGGATGCTTTCACCTCGGCTCAAGAGGCCAAAATCAAAGCCATTGATGATCTGATTCAAGCCATGGAGCGAAGTAACGATCAGGATGACTATGAGAGATTGCGTGCGGAGAAAGTAGCACGTCTGGAAAAACTTCAGTCCGCTGTTGGACCAGAAGGTATTGAAGAGCGGAAACAGGTACAGAAGGATATCGAGGATATGGATCGTGAACACGGGCGCAAGCTTGCGAAACAAGCGCTTGAGGATCAGAAAACGGCATTGCAAGAGGAAAAAACAACTCGCGAAAAAGATTTTGACGATAAAATCCAAGATGCTAAATCAAATTACGATAATCTGTCAGCAGCCTTTGATGAATTTTCTTCAAATACTGAACTATCTGCTGAAAACCTGAAAAACATTCAGGTACTGAAGGAGAGCGAGAAGAACGAAACGATCCTCGGAATGCTTGATGCATTTGTTTTGGAGTACCAGAGCCGTCTTGATCAGATTGCTGCGGCAAGTGCTTCACTTGGAGTTACTGATGTCTCTGGGGGAGCTTTGGCTCCAGGAACCGCTTCGAAGGACTCTTCATATCAAAAGGAAATTGATCTGTACACATATAACGCTAACAAGGATGCTTGGGATGCAGCTAAAGCTCGTGGCGATGCTGAAACCATGCGACTCCTTCAAGAACAAAACGATGCCATTCGTAAGAAATATGGAATCGATAAAGATACAGGGAAACTCCAGCATTTTAGTGAAGGGGGAGTAGTCAAAGGTCCTCGCGGTGCGGCTGTTCCAGTTATTGCGCACGCTGGAGAAGCTATCCTTAATGACCGACAACAGGATTCGTTGTTTAATCTCCTAAACCTACGAATGCACAGACTAGACTTCACAATGCCTGAATTCTCAGTTCCTCAAGGTTCAAACGGAGTAAATCCGGAGAGAACCAGTAATCAATTCGTAATTAAATCAGGAGATACTTATATCGCGGACGAATCGGCTGCGAAAGTCTTCTGGAGTGAACGTGATAATTTGATGCGGAGGATGCAGGCAAGGGGAGGTAAAGGCTGATGATTGATGCAACAGCGGATGGAAAGTCTTTCCGATCAATCGGGCTTGGTTTGAAGAAACATAACATACCAGTGTTGCCACCAACGAGGGACTACAGTGTTGAGATTGCAGGGCGTGACGGAGAAATCGACTTTGGAAGCACCTACGGTCCGAGAGTAATTAATTTGGAGTGTATCGTCATGGCTGATGATCCCACGTTTGACTACCATAGAAGAGTCGCCCAAGTGGCGGCTCTTTTTAATGCTAAAAAAGGGGATATCGTATTCACATTCGACGATTTGCCAGGAAGAAGATACATCGGAAGATATGCCGGTACTCTTGATATTGAAAAGATTCTTTTCGACGGGGAACTGACAATTCCAATCAAAATGGGCGAACATCCCTTTCCGGAAAGCGATGAAAACATGCTGGAAGAAACTATTACTCATTCTCCAGAAAAGATCAAAGTAATTTCTTTGGGTGATGAACGCGCAAGTCCAGTGATTGTTTTAACCAACACAGGTTCCACAACAATTCAAAAGTTCAAGATTCAGAATGAATACTTGTTAGAGGGGTGATCTGATGAATATTAGTAAGTATTTAGCGACCAAACAATTGAATGTATCAGCAAGAGGGGAAAAATTCACATTCCCAGATAGGCTATATGTCGCTCTTTATAATTCCGATCCGACCTGGAATGATACGGGACAAGAAGTGTCTGGTGGAGGTTACGGCAGGCAAATACTTACCTTTGCTGAACCGACTCAGGTTTCAGTTCAAGAGTTTCACCCAGTTACCGGAGTCTTGAGCAATATACAAAAGATGGCTATCAAATCTGCGGCAGATGTAGCCTTTGCGGTAGCGACAGCCGATTGGGGCACAGTTACACACTTTGGACTGCGGGACGCTGTTACAGGTGGAAACCTTTATTATTTCGGGACACTCGAAACACCACGAAGTATTTTGAATAATGACATTTTCAAATTCCTGACGGGTCAAGTTGAGATCCGCTTGAACTAGGAGGTATAAACGATGCTAGAAACTATGTATCCGGCCGCGGTCAACAGCAAGCAAACTGAGCTGGCAGAAGCCATTGGCGATGCGCAGACCAGTTTCACGGTACTGGATGGATCTGTCCTACCTCCTGCACCCAACCTACTTACGCTGGGAACCGATGAATCAGCAGAAACAGTACTTTATACAGGAAAGACCGGAAACGAGATCACAGGAGTAACTAGAGGGTTTGAGGGCGGGGCAAAGTCATGGGCGGCAGGGACAAAGCTGGCGAGGTACTTCACTGCTTACGACCACGACACATTCCAAGAGAACATTACTGATTTGGATCAACGACTGAGCGATATCGTGATACCTCCTGCATCTTTGACAGAACAGGGAATCGTCATGCTTTCGAAGTCTACAACAGGCAGCAGGGATGATGTAGCTGCTACGGAGTCGGCAGTAGCTGCGGCTTTTCAGTATGGGGTTGAACGTAAAGCGGAAGTGGTTGCCGCGCTTAACTCCATAGGCGTACCGGCATCCACAAGTGAATCATGGGATTCGCTCATCACCAAGACGGCAGATATTTTAAGAGCGGTTGGTGATGCTGGACCCACAGATGTAAGGGCAGGTAAAATTTTCTCAAATTCGGAACAAATTAATATCGTAGGCACGCTACCAGAACGCACAACCGACATATTGACAATTATACCAGGGGTAATTACCAAAACGAATCCTGCGGGGATCTATGGGGGTGACATCATCGTACCAGGAGAACCGAACCTGGTTCCTGGAAACATTCTAGTGGGTAAGACGATTTATGATGTTGCTGGTGGCTTTAAGCCCACCGAATTTAAAGAACTACCCAACATGCTAGATGTGTCATATACGGGACCATACCCCAATGAAAACCCCATCTTCCAAGAGCTGATGAAGGTGAACGACTCAGGTAAAACCTTAGTTAAGGCATCAAGTAGTTTGTCTATATCGTCAACAGCCCTTGTTAATACTAAAGTGGCGACAAAACTACATCTATGTGTCAAGGACGCTTCTGGAAAATGGGTATCCAAATGTGAATTGTGGTGGTCCTCCGGTGTCGATTATCCGTCATCAACGTACACAACCATGAGATACCTCAATGACTTATATATTGACGTTGTAGCAAAAACCATCACCTACAAATACAGTAGCTACGTCGACATGACCTCATCAACAGTCAGAGTTGACCCTATATCGGCTGGTTCTTTAACTGGATTGACACTATGCATGTCGACATCCAGCACAGCATCCAGTAATACAAACGGTAGCATGTCAAGATTTCGGGCACCCGCTGGGACGCTCATCATTGGATACTAAGGAGGATTTACGGTGAAGAGAATAACGCATGATGGAGTATCGCCCAATGCCCTGGTACTTAGCATTGAACACAATATAGTCAACCAGGAACCCATTCCCAACACTTTCATCACGGATCAGAGCATACCACAGATTGATGATGTACCCGGGATGCAACCAACTCTGTATGTCAAATTGAACACACAGGAGTTGTTCTTTAATTACAGTCGCCCTGAGACATTACAGGATCAGGTACAAAGGTTACAAAACCAACAAAGCATTATGAAAAACGCTATGGACGATCTGATTATGGGAGGTGCATTGTAATGGGGGCATACATGGGCTTGCGGATCATTGAAGGAGCATACACATACGAGTATGTATGTGAAAAGCGGCCAGATTTAAAAGATGGAATCGATGCATATCTTATGAAACAAGGCAGAGAAGAGTTGATACAAAAGGAAAATACTCAATAAAAGTGTACCCAAGTGGTGCGCTATTTTTATGCCCTCTGGAGTGGTCAGAGGGCTTTTCATATCAAAGGAGGCGGGGCCATGTTTAACAGAGGGTCTTTTAACCGCATGGCCTTTAACCGCCAAATATCCGTATTCGTCTTTGGCCGGGCAGTTGCTGACATATCAGGATCTGCTGTAGCTGCTGCAACGATGGAAATGACGGGTTCGGCGGTTATGGATGTCAGTGCGGTAGCTGAGGCAACGTTCGTTCGTGAAATCTCATTTGCGGCCGTTATGGATGTAGATGCTGGCACCAAGGCGGATTTCATTCGAGAGATTACCAAACGGGCTGTAATGGATGTTGGTTTCGGGGCAGTCGCCAAGGGAAGTCGGTACCATGTGGAGTTTCTTGAATTCACTGGACCATTCCGGCCAGGTGATCAAGTTATCATTGATGCCAACACTTACAAGATCACACAAAACGGAATGAATGCTTCACAATTGCTCGAAGGTGATTTCTTTGACTTAAATCTTGGAGAAAACAATCTTACATGGACAGACCCTGAAACAGGTAGAAACGTTCTGATCCGTGTTACACATAGAGACAAATTCCTGTATTAATTGAGGTGTGATATGCCTAATCCAACAATGAAAGTATTCGACAAGAATATCCGGCGTGTAGGTACGTTGGTTGATAGTTCAGATGTACAACGAAGAAGACGTATTAACAGTGACTATGAGGTGACATTTATGGTCCCAATGACCTCAGATGATTACCGTGAAAAAATAGCAATCAAAGGCCACGTTCAAGATGAGCGTGGCCAATTTTATGTCATTCAGTCCAGGAGCCGGTCCCGTGAAGGTCGGAAGCTGATGGCTTCAATCTATTGCAACCACATTATGTTCAAACTGAATGACTTCAAGTTTCCGTACTCGTCATATATTGATGAAGCTTATGGCGTACATCTCAACGAACTGACAGAATTGATTACAAAAGCCACTGGTGGGAGATTCACATTTGTTATCCACGATACGTTTGATCTACATGACGTTAAGGACTTCGGACGTGGAACATGTCTGGAAGCTTTGAACCGGATTGTAGAGATGTATGAATGTGAAGTTGAACCTGATAATTTCGTGATTAACCTCAAGAAGAGAATCGGATCTGACCATGGCTTACAGTATCGGCTCAAGAAAAACATCGTATCCAGTTCATTTAAAGACAAAGGCGAATCGCTGGTTACCCGGATGTATGCTCAAATGAAAGATGGCCGGACATTCATCGGTATGGATGCTTCCTTATTGACTGACCTGGAGAGAAGTCTACTATCAAGCGTACCTGGAACAATTGTGAATGGAAAGCTGGCGGTCAATTATCTCATATCTCCTTTTGCACAGTACTGGGCGAGTGATTCGGTTCCATTTTATGATGGGGAGATCATTGAGCAGGACATTGAGGAAGCAGAGGACTTGCTGAAGGCTACACGAAAGGCGCTGCTTGAACAAGAGGTAGTTTCTCTGGAGGCAACCATATCCACGGCAGACTTGTTCAAAATCGATCACACTGAACCTAAACCTCATTTAGGTGATGATGTCATGTGTATCGATCCAGATATGGGCATGAACCGGCTTAAAGCCCGTATCACTGAACTGACAGAGTATCCATACAGTTTAGACAAGCATGCTGAACCGACGATCTCCAATATCAATTTAAGAGATTACGATGATATTATCAGTGACCTGGAACGAAATAAGAATATCACCAATAACCTATTTTCAAACGGGAAGATCCGGACGGATGTCTTTGAATCATTTGCCAAGCAAGCAGTGATTGATATTAACAACAGTAAAACTGAACTGATCTATCCTCCAGAAGGTGGGATTCTTGCTCAAGAGAAAACCAATCCGTTAGAACAAGTCAGATTTACATCTAAAGGGGTGGGGATATCCACTGATGGTTGGAAGTCGATACGAGCAGCAATCACGGCGCGAGGCGTTGTAGCGGAGCAAGTTATAGGCCAACTTGGTAACTTTGTCTCCATGCTGATCGGTAATGGCGAGGATATTGTCCAGATCAATACAAACGGTATTGCAGCAGGAGCTTCCTCATTCAATAGTGCTCCTTTCAGACTAAACATGAAAGGTGACTTGATAGCGAATAGCTTAACAGCGAATTACGCGAACATTGAGTACTCCAACTTTAAAAACGGGGCAATCGTTGGTTCATCAATAAACGTAGGCAACGGGATGTTCACAGTTACTTCAGGCGGGATTATGTCGGCTGAAGGAGCAAACTTCTCTGGCTCTATAACGGCCTCTACTGTAACAGGAACAAATATCAATGGCGGTACAATTACCGGGGCATTGATCCGTACGGCAGCAACTGGTAGACGAATAGAGCAAGACTCCCAAGGATTTCGTTCGTATGATGCTGGTAATAGAGTTCGAATTCAAATCGCTACTACTGAAGATGCTACAGCGGCGGCAATTATTTGGAGGGACACGAACGGATCTTCTGTCGGGGAGATTAATTCATATCAATCGAGCGGACAACTTTCTATTATTAGTAATAATTTATTTCTTGGCTCTAATAACTCCGGCAATCCTATTAGGCTTCAAGGAACTGTTACATTTGGCGGGGCAGTTATCGGTTTAAATATTTCTGATGTGAACGGATTGCAAGCAGATTTAACCTCTTTAAGGAATAGAATCTTATCACTAGAATCAGCGTTTTATTCTCACTCACATTCTGTAACTTTGCCTACACATAACCACGGTCTGTCTAACGCTTCGAATTGGGGCGGAACCTTCCCAACCTCAACCCCGTAATGGTATTATAGGAAAAAAGAACCATTATGGAGGTTTGGGTATGAAGAAAATAGCATACATTGCTGGCGGCATCGTAATCGGAATTGTTTTTTCGACAACTGCGGGGGCTTTCGCTGATTCTGTGAAAAGTATGGTTGGTAAAAAGGTGACTGGAGAATATTCAGTTATAGTCAACGGTAAAAATCTTACTGAGAAAGGCGCAGTAATAGATTCACGGGCTACTGTGCCCGCTCGCGCCCTTTCTGAGGCATTGGGAGCTGATGTAAAAGTGTCCGGGAAAACAATCACAATTACCACTAGCGAGGAAGTACCTAATGAAGGAGCAACTGCTCAAGTTCCTTCAAACGAAAATAATCAATTTAGTGGAAAGTCGAAAGCTTATCTGGAATCAATGAAAAAAGGGTATGTTTCCGAAATCCTCCCACCTTTGCTAGAAGGTCTGGAAAAGGTAACCAAAGAGTATGAAGCCGTCAAAGCAACAGGTCAAGAAGATGTGACTGCTTTGGCAAAGCAGAAAGTAGATGATTATCAGAAACTTGTAAATGATGCTAAATCGGAACTTGCACTGATTGAGGCAGCTCTACAAGTCGCAAGTCAGTAATCATGAATACTAAAAAAGGAAACATTGTATTCTGGTCGATAATAGTTTTAGTTGTTCTGTTTATTGGAATTGCGATTATAGACAAGTCGTTGGATAAACCGGACGATGTTAGCGCAAGTGTAACTGAGATAACGGATATCACTACCTTTGATCGGTTTTACCATCCCAGCGCCTTTGTTATAGACTCGCTCATTCGAAAGGCTGAAGGATTTGAAGGATATGACTATTACAATTATTTAAAGGGTCTTAGACTTCCGCTGAAAGAGAATGCTCTTGTAACAGCAAAGGAATACCCACCATTTGTATCACTTTACAGTCCGCAATCAATTATTGTACAGAAAGCCTATCATGCATCACAAAAGATGAACACTTATACTGCTGAAGAAGCAAAATCAGATGTAATTGAAAATGTTCTCTCCTTCAAGACAACTGTTTATAGGGACATTTACGATACAAGCAAACAATTTCACGTTGTTTTAAGGCAAGGTGAAACTGTTCTTCAACCTACATCAAATGGATATAAATCCAGTTCAATTAAATCGAATGTGTCATATGACGATGATCTATCTCCTACAAGTAAACGCTACAACAGAGAAGAGGGTTATGCAGTGTTCTCTGTCGGAGAAGAAATTGATTTCGATAAACCTGCGGAAGTACTTTTTCTGTACAATGGGAAAGACGACTACGCAGTATACGAATTAGATTTCAAAAAGTTCATCGGGAATTAATTGAGTCCGTATATACGGACTCTTTTTTTGTTTGTGTGACTATAAATCCGTAGCCACTCCGTAACAAAGATAAAAGATAATAAATCCATGAAGCCCTATTCCTTAATTGGAAGGGGCTTATTTTCGTATAGAGAGGAGGAAAGGTCTTGGCAAAGATGACACATACACTCCAAGTTGAAATGGATTTGAATAAACCGGTTGAAGAATTGACCCAGGTAATTAGTTCTGTTCTTAGCGCACACCCTCAGAATCAAAAAGAAATTCTAGCTGCTTTGGATTTGGAAATCGGGAATGCACTGGCAACAATTGAGATTAAAGAACAAAAAGAAACCGTTGAAACAAGTAATTAGCTCAGGATAATTTTCCTTAGCAGAAATGAGGAGAACATATTGGATAAATGGAAAACATTTTTTGCTTCTGTAGGGGCGGTTGTAGTCCCAGTTTTCGAATACTTTTACGGACGTGATGAAGCGGTAATTGGCTTTATGACGGCCGTATTATTTTTTGTAATCCTTGATTGGATGTCGGGTGTTAGTGCAGCTAAGTTGGATAACTCGTACGGTAGTCGATACGGGTTGCAGGGGATCTGGAGAACGTTTTTCGTTTTATTACTTCCAGCAGGCGGACATTTGTTAGATGTGGTGTTTAAAATGCCTGGACTAATCTTTGGAGCCCTATCTCTCGGTACTCTTTATCATGTGATTCAGAGCATGGTAGCTAACTCAATTAGAGCAGGATGGGGACAATGGATTCCCTTGCCGGTCTTTAACTGGCTCATAAATTGGGTGAAATCTGAACTGGATAAAAAGATGGAACGGGCCGAATCCCGGAAAGGAGCTGGCACAGATGACGCAGCGTAAAATATCTCAAGCAGGCATTGCCCTCATTAAATCATTTGAGGGTTGTAAACTTACGGCATACAAGCCTGTACAGACCGAGAAGTATTGGACGATCGGCTGGGGGCACTACGGCTCTGACGTCAAACAAGGGCAAGTGATCACGCAAGCTCAAGCTGACGCAATTCTTGTGGAGGACTTGGCCAAGTATGAGGCATACGTTAATAACAAGGCTTACGTGCCATTACTTGATCAGCTTACAAAGAATCAATTCGATGCATTGGTGAGCTTCTGCTACAACTGTGGTGCTGGTAATCTCAAAACGTTGTGTAACGGCCGTACTGTGGCCCAGATTGGCCAAAACATCACCAAGTATGACAAGTCCAGCGGGATAGTATTGGCTGGACTGGTACGCCGTAGACAGGCTGAGCTTAACCTGTTTAACTCACCAGATAAAATTGTGAAGGAGGACAAGCCAGTGACATTAGAAGTAATGAAGCAGTTGGAGGAACTGAAGGCAACTGTTGAATCTCAGGCCAAGTGGATCGCGGCTCAGAAGGCCAAGGAGAACATGGAATGTCCTAAATGGGCAGAAGAAGCTTTCAAGTATTACATGAACTATATTACTGATAAGACAGGGAGTTACGACTTTTGGCGTCTGTTGGTTGTGAATTTCAGGAAAGAAAAACAATAAAGATATTGCGAAGTCTCTTGTTAAACAAGAGACTTCCTGATACATAAACTAGTTGACATTAGGAACATATGTTCTTTACTATATCAATAAAGTCAAGAAAACTGATTTTTTTAACGTACGCTTCCAAAATTCAACAAAATAACCTAAAATAAAATCAACAATATATTTGACTGTATTGTATTTATTTTAAGTTAGTTGAATTGCAGGGGGATTCGTATGTTGACAGAGAGAACAATCAGGAATATTCATATTATACATTGGGAACGTTTTTTTAGAGAATTTAATGTTCCTAATAGAACCGTTCGTATTAGGGCAGAGAGTGATAAATATACAAGTATTTTAAAAATTATAGGAGAGGAGTTAGCATCAGATAGTCCTAGTTTCTCAAAAGGAGCACTGGATAGATTTCTGTTTGACCAATTGTTCTACTCTATTAGTGATCATCATTACTTGTACCAAACAAACAGTATTTTTTATGACAATGAGATGGATAGAGAGTCAACAGTTAGGCTATTGTCATCTGACAGTTTACTGAAACTGAATCTAAATTTATTTGATTGGCCGGATGATAATACCCATACGATTAATGCCTGCACAACTAGACTTGAGTTTGATGAAAATGATCTACTGAATGAGATACATGTCCTGTTAAGGGTCGGGGAAATTTCAGGTGAGTATGGAAGAACCAATGTTTTTTGTGGTGTCACCATATCTTTGAAAACTAATGCAGTATTATTCAAATTTAGACATGGTCAGGTAATCGATATGCCTGATAGTCAAATAAAAATTAACAACGCTTTAATAAAGGTATTAAATGGTGAGGGGCGAGACGGAAAACAATTCGAAAGCTTAGACTTACACTTGTCAACATTAAATGAGTTTAATGTTCAATCAGCAATCTATAAACTATTCAAGGATTTAAGTGAAGAGGCCGAAGAAAAACTTAACAATGAATTGGATGGATCTGCAGAAAATAAAATCAGGACTTTTCTTGAAAACGAACTTAACATAAAATCAGAAAAAGAGAGTTTTAATGAATATGTTGAGCAAATCAAAGCTGTTGTTTTTCAAGACATCAGCAGTAGAATGACGCATACATTATTTAAAAAAGGATGGGTGTTTAAATTTGTTTTTAGAGAAGGGGATCATAGCAAGGCTTCATCTAATGCAGAAAAAAGATCACCTGTCTATAGTTACAAATCATTTTGGCAACTAAAAGAACTCATTCATTCAATTAAAGAATTGCAAGAAGCTGGCTTCCATTGGAATCTAAATGGAGTGGAAAGTGATAGTGAATTTGTTGATGTGAGATTAGAGTCTAAGAGCGGTACTTTATTAATTCACTATTACTACAATACCAGAAGTGTGAGAAAGGAGAAGGAGGAATATGTTATACGAAAAATTACTGAGCATCTATAAAGAAAAAAAATTAAATCAAGAATTTGATGAATCAATGCTCAATAATTTATTTGAACAAATAGACTGGAGCATGAAAAGAGGGAGAAGGAACCTCAGTCCATACAAATTTGCTAGTACTAGTGGTGTTGAGATGAATCGTGCTGTCGCTTTTTTTATGTATTTTTCCGATCCAGAAATAGGCATATTTGATTTAGAATATTTTATTGAATGCAATTCAAATAATTGCCAAGAACGTATATACCTGACGAAAGAAATGCTTAATGACCGCTTGAACATCTTAAATTGTGAGGAGTGTGCAAAATCTTTTAGTGTAGAAGAGATTATGGATCAGATCAAGGTTTACTTCCGATTGAGCGATACAGCTTGTATTTTGTATAAGCAAGTAGGTGTACCTGAGAAGAAAAAATCAGACCCCAATTCAATCTTTGGTATTCTTAATGGGATGTCTGATAATTTAAAGTCGGTCTCCCCTTCATCTTCCAATAATACTATTGATAAGGCATCTGAAGGGGAGACCAATACAGAATCAGTATCATTAAGCACTATTGTTGAAATCAATAAGCAAAGCGTCACACCAATTTTGGACTATGAATTTTTGCAAGATGCAGCAGATTTCATTCATGGTTAATAAAAGGATCAATATATATGGAAAATGAAAATGTAGTTGCCACTTCAAAGCTTCTGAAATTGCAAGGTTTTATAAAAATAGATGTTGGTAGTAGCAAAAAAAGTGGTTATGAGTTTAAAAGAAAATCACATTTTTTAAAATTGACATCTATCTTCATATCCAGCTTAATAACCGTTGTGCTAGGTTTGACATTAGATGACACTCTTGAGTTTAAAGGTTTCAATGTTACAATTAGTTTGAAGAATTTAGCTGTTGCTCTTAGTGCAATTCTCACCGGTATAAATACTTGGGATGCATTTGTAAGCTATACGTTTCGTTCACAACAGGAAAGTTCAATTGTAAATAAATTAACAATGCTCTACAAAGATATAGATCTATACCTTGAATCAAATCAAAATTGCACCATTTCAGATTACAATAGTTATAAGGATAGATATAACAAAATTCATGAAGAGTATTCACAAGATCGTGCATCTTCAAAAGATGAAAAGTCTGAAAAGGAATAATATAAATAAAAGAAAAAGATCTATCCATAAAACAGGAAGATCTTTTTCTTTTATTTATATTAATAGTAATAAGCATTTATTATATTGGGCAGGTAAAGGCAGTGCAAATCTTCCTAACGAGGTAACTCACCTGAACCTACATATTTATCCTTCTTGCTATTCCACTTGTAGTGTGCAACAGCGATCTCCCATCCACCTTCTGGGTAGTGGCTCTTCCACAGTTGCATTATTTCCCCGGTTTTCGAAATATTTATACCAACATCCCCCATAACAGACAACTTCTTTTTTAGAGTACCATTCTGATACTTGTAAACGAGCAGTTCAGTATTTGATGGCAAATAGTCCAGGGTAACAGCTACATGCTTTTCTTTAGCCGAAATATTTAGGATATGAATTGTTGGTTCTTCATCGCTATAGTAATTTGTGTCTATGAGTACGATAACACCTTTAGCGTTAATGAGATAGAAGTTGCCCGAATCAGTAATCAATAGGTGCTCTTTCTTGTTGTCTCCGTTTAGATCCACAGATTTACTAACGGTTACAACTTCTCTTGGATATTTTTGTTCTAACAATTTCTTTGGATTTACGGTAGCAGCATGAATAGGGCTAGTTGGTAGTAATCCAAGAATAATTGATACTGAACATATCAATATTAGAATCTTCTTCATTCGATTTCTCCTTTGAAATTATTTCACTTGCACAAATTCCTCAACAAACTTCTGACGGTCATTTTTATTAAAATACTTACTACTTAATTCTGATTTCCAAGCTTCAGGATCTGAATTAAGAGTATTGAAATCTACATCGAAATAAGTTTCGGCAACAGATTTTTTCAAATCAACAGAGTGTGTCTTTCCTTCGAACGGAACGGTTATTACAATGTTATCTGCATCAATGAATTGTTTTAATAGACGTACTGACTCTTCCATAAGAATCTTATTGATTTCGTCACCAGTAGCGAAATATTGGACATAATCTTCTTCTGAAACTCCAGATTGAGGATTGGCAGACTTATAGTTTTCGAATGTATCATGAAATACTACATTTATGTTATGATCACCGACTAAAACTTCTTTTACAAAGGTACGCCCTCTGATATTTGCTGTGTAAGCAAGCACAGCTTCTTTGTCCAAGGGCTGAGTATTTTGAATATCTTCGTTCACTTTGTCATCTCCTTTATTGTCTTGTGGTTTGGTTGAAACAACCTCGTTGTTTTGTGTTGGTTTTTCCGGATCAGGCTTAGTGTTCATATTACCAAGTGCTACCACAATTAGCACGATGATAAGCCAAAACCACCATTTTTTAAATATAGGCTTTTTCAATCTTCTTCCTCCTGATATAGTAATAATTAACAACAAAATATAGTCTATCAGACCTAGGTATAATTTTCTATAAAAATGTATGGATGTGGAGAATGAATACATATAGAGTATTACAAACAGATATGGATTTCCTCGCGGCAGCCTTAACACAGGTTCGGGTATCCGTCTGGCATGTTTTAGACGATCGCGATCACATCATTGACTATGGCGGACCAGTAGAGGTGTATTGCACAGTGTCCATTAAGATCATGGGGAAGAGATACTTTCGTGATACATTTGAATTTAGGATACAAAAATAGGAGCCTTGGTTAATGGCTCCTTTGTAACTGAAAACTAGATTACTGATCCTTTAATAAATCTAACAAATAAAATAAAAGTCCGATTCCTCCAGCAAAAAAGTTGGCGAATATAGAGGTAGAGAATGAATTGATATTTCCGAAAGTTTGACCACAATAAGGACAAAAAACAGCTTCTTTAGATATTTTATGACCACATGAACGACAAGATTCCAAGCTAGTTCTATTACCTTTAATTGCCGCGTATATATTTCCGAACATTCTACCAAAGAAACGAGTAGCCATATAAAACATTGTTAGAATGAAAACAGACTGTAATGTTGTTCCAACTATAATACCTATTTTCTCTTCCATGTATTGCCTCCAACTTTAAATTAATCAAGAATAGTCTTACTTACTATGTAACATTTATTGTTTTAAACTAAAGGTTTCAAATGTCTCAAGAAATTCTGACAAGGCATAAAATCCCAACCCAATACACACAAACCCTACGATAAAGCAACCAATGATAGAATGGGCAAATCCACTTCCTCGTCCATAGTGCTCTCCACAATAAGGACATATGATGGCAGAACTTGAGATTGAATGCCCACAAGATCTGCAAGGTTCCACTTTTTTAGTCCTTTGTCCTTTCAATCTTCTGAAGATATTAAGAAACATTCCAGCAATACCCATTAAGCCTAGTACAAATAACGCTAAGATCAATCCTGCAAAGAATACCATACCAAAAACCTCACTGATATTATGAATCATAACAAACTCCTTCAATGATGAAATCAATCCAGAATAGCCTATCAGAACTATGTAAAATTTTCTATACAAATGTGTGGATGTTAGAAAATGAATACATACCTAGTAATAGAAAGGCATCAATTAAGATCATGAGCAGTAAATAATTCCCTAACCTGTTTGAATCTATGGTACCAAAAAAGGAGGCTTTTATGGCTCCTTCTCATCTAATTATTTATCATCTTTATAAGTTCAGCTAATGCTATGAATCCTCCGCAAATGCAAATTACGAAACCAACGAATGACCCGAAAATTGAATTGAAAACTCCATTAGATCTACCGTAATGGTGTCCGCAATTAGGGCAAATGATAGCTGAAATTGAGATTGTATTACCACAGGATTGGCACTGTTCTAACTTTCGGTTAATTCGACCCTTGAGTAGCCTGAAGACATTGATAAACAATGCTACTAAACAAGCTATACCAAATATAAACAAACAAGTAGTAATGAGACCGGCAATACCCAGAAGTGAGTATGATGCCATATTATCAGCCATTAAGATCCTCCATTTATGTAATCAATCCACTTATGTTATCAAAGTTATTCGTCTATTTCCATATATTTCTGAAATATGAACAGTAAAAAAGAGTGACTACCACTAAGGTATCACTCTAGTCGAAACTCTAATTTACTTTCTTCAACAGTTCCAAACTGTTATTCCTCACATTACCGACTTCCTTCGGCACCTCATACGCTCTCATCTCTGAAGCTTGATATGGCTTGAGCAAGCCAAGCAGCGATTGGACATCATCATTGTCTCTTCCGAGCCACGCAGCTTCATCCTCAGGGCGCAAGATAACCGGCATACGATTATGAATGTCTTCCATAAGGCTGTTTGGTTCAGTTGTAATGATGGTGCAGGTACTCAGTCTGTTTCCATCTGGATCTGTCCAGGTATCGTACAGGCCAGCAAGCGAGAATAAACGGTCATCCTTCATCAAAATGCGCATTGGACGCTTTGCCGATTCTTCTTTCTTCCACTCGTAAAATCCATTTGTCGGAATGATACAACGCTTTGAACTGATCAGGCGTTTAAAGGAAGGCTTCTCAGCCAGCGTCTCGGCCCGGGCATTAATCATCTTGTTCCCGATCTTGTCATCTTTGGCCCAAACGGGTACCAGGCCCCAGCGCAGCGAACCCAAGTGATTACCGTCTTTGCTCCCGATGATTGTCGGGATGTACTGCATAGGTGCAGCGTTGTAATTAGGTTTGTACTCAAAGCCATCAGCTATAGATGCATAGTACCTGTCCATGATAGCGTCTAAGGGATCAGTGATTGTGAATCTACCACACATACAAAGCACCTCCTGTATTGTTCTTAATATATAATCACAAGATAAATTGATCAAACACGGGGATACGCAGCAAGCCTGATTTGGTCCAGTTTCGCATTTTAACTCTTGCCTGAATTCGAGGTTCAAGGTAAACGTTGTTCTTGTCTTCACCTGTCACGAGCTGCTGACACACTCCGCGGAAAGCCTGCTTATGTTTTGGACTTGGACCATGCTCAATGATCCCTACTGGGCGCATCTTGCCTGACGGATCTGGAACAGCAGCGAGCCATCCAAACTCAGATTTCTTATATCCTGTGATGAACACATCGGCGTAGGACCAGTTAATAACCTTCAACCACTCTCTGGACCGCCTGCTAACGTACTGGCTGTCCTTACGCTTGCCAACTACACCTTCCATACCCATAGTCTCTATTTGGCTATACAATTCTTCTCCAGCGCCTTCAATGTAGGGTACAATCCCAAAGTTTCTGGAGGGAAGTGTGAGGCCTCGGAGAATTGCTTTGCGTTCCATGAGGGGGAGTTTACGCAGATCCTGACCCTTGTACTGCAAGATATCAAATATGGCGAACGTGGCCGGTAAAGTCTTGGTGAGCTGCTGAACCTTTGAATGCTGCCGAGTGCTGAACCGGCTCATGACTGCTTCGAAATCATTCAATCCCGTTGTCGGATCGGCGCATGCTACTTCACCGTCCAAAATGATATCAGAGTCAAAAGGAAAAAGTAATTCGGGATACTGGCGTGTACATTCATTGTTGTGACGTGTATATAACCGGACATTGCCGGACTGTTGCGAATATATCAACCGATGTCCATCAACTTTCGGCTCAAAAATAAAATCCGAATGGGAGAAGGGACCCGGTGCTGTTTCAAGTAACATAGGACTAATGAACATAAAAACACCTCTGATCCAATTATAGCGTTTTACTATAATAGATAGAGGCGGTAAGTTGTGGAATTGACATCTTATTGCAGCGATGATTTTTCAATGAGCTGTTCTAAAGTTAAATCTTTGTTAGTAATCCACCACGATGCAGAAGTCTTATTTTGGAGTGGCAACAAAGTCTCTAAATTTTTATCTTTGTCGTGGGCTTGATTTAAAAATTTGATCCTGATATCTCGTGCCCATTTAATCTGAGCTACAGAACCCTTGAGGTCTGGTATGTTATAGTGGCTTTCGATTTCACTTGCTAAGTTATTTAAATAATCTTCCATCTCTTTGGAGCGTACAATCTTAACCAGGATAATCACCTCTTTTTTAGTTTATAAGGATTATTTGTATTGTTTAGAAGAGTTTCTTCATACTGATTAGCCAATTTTTATAGAATATCTTTTTCATTCTTCTTTCTCCTGATATAGTAATAATTAACAATATGACTAGTCTATCAGAACTAGGTATATTTTTCTATTAAATGTATGGGTGTGAAAAAGTGAATACATATCAAGTATTGCAAACAGACACAGAACTCCTAGTGGCGGCATTATCACAGACACATGTATCAGTATGGTTTGTCTTACCTGACCGAGAACGTATTATGGACTATGGTGGGTTATTGGAAGCGTACAGCGATGTATCGGTAAAAATTGCTGGGAATCGATACTTTAGAGACAAGTTTGAATTTAGAGCGGAGAGAGGTAGGTAAATGGTTAATCTAAAAAGAATTATCGATGCGGAATTAAAGAAGAAGTTTAGTGAAACGAAAGCAACCGGTAACGAATACCTGGATGTTATTACAGGGGAGATACATAAGGAACTTGGTTTTAAAAACCGAATGCCTTCTTGTTGTCATGCTATGAGAAAAATGATGAAGACAGGGGATATCATTTTAGAGGAACCAACTAAAGGTTACGGAGCAACGCTTAAGATCCGTTATCTCTTAAAACCTAAAAAAGAGCAGGAGGGATAACCTCACTGCTCTATTTTTTAGTCGTATATTCACTTACTTCAAACGTTAAAATTTTATCAAAGATTACGTAATCTTTACGCTTGTTGAATGAACCTTTGTTGTTGCTGTATTTTTTAATTGCAAATTTTGATGGGCCGATGCGAGTAACCGAACATTCAAGAATGCATTCCATTGGAAGATCATATTCTTTTTCCAAACCAGAATTCATTGTTACAACTAATTAATGGTTCCTTCATAATAGGCAATCCAAGAATTAAATGAAGCGCTTCTGACCTCAACTAGCGTTAACCAACCAGATAAGAATCCTTCAGAATAATAAATTTTATTTGGTATGTCGTTACCATCAGGGTGATCCTGTTTAGAGTAAAATATTCCTCTATAAATATCCTTCGAAGCATAAGGGGCTACTTTCACATTTTCCGTTGTGGTATTGTTTGAAGTTTTGGTCATATCACTAGCTGCAAAAGATGTAGAGCCAAGAGTAAAGCATGTAACGACGGTTAAAAGACCAATCATAAGCTTTTTCTTCATTTGTATCACCCTTCTAATTTAGAATATATTTCTATTTAATAGTATATATTTACATTATATATATGTCAAATATTTCTATAAAAAATGAAAAATGTATTCTTATGGCGGAGGAACCAGTTTCACTAGTGGGATGTCGGGGGCAATATACGAGTACTGTGGCTAATGACACATGGCCAAAATAAACAGCTTTAAAATAGCTACTACTTCTGCAGCTTAATCTATGCAAGCGCTTGGGAGTAACATTAGGGGAACTAAACATATATGGAAGAAGAATAAAATTACATAAAATGGTGTAAGATATTATCACTCTCTCCCATAAGTTCTACTATAAATGTGCCTAGTCTGTGTGACTGGGTATTTTTGTTGTTGATTAAAGAACGTATGTTCGCATATAATGTTCATGAGGTGATTTACATGCTAACGGATTATCAACGAAAGGTCCTGCGGATCTTATACAACTACAAAGGAATACGGCGTGTATTTCCTACCCTACATGAGCTAACGATTAAAACAGGTAAGGAAAAACCTGATGTTATGGAGGCTCTGGATGTGCTCATATCCGAGAGGTACATACAATGGGATGATAAGTCGGATACGGCTAATATCATCATCTTGGAGGGCTGGGAACGTGAATGCGAGAAGCCACAGATACCTAAAGCGCTAGAACGCTCAAACGATTGGCGTTATTGGACTGATTACTAAGGAGGGGTTACCATGAGCATCAAGTTGGGAGGAAACGGATTGTTTGAGTCGTCGCGGATGATGTTGCCTGAGCACAAGGAGGCCTGGTTGACTCACATCAAGGAACAGAAAAGACGTGTGAAACCGGAATTAGATGAGCAGGAGTTACAAAGGGTAAGTGAAGTGTTGGGCGAATCATATAGTAATAGTTGCACCGTTGATTTGGTGTTATTCAATCCATTCTATGATGATCATGTATCCGGTGTGGTTGTGGGGTTAGACGTTTCAACACGTCGAGTTAAGTTGATGTTAGATGAAGAGTATAGATGGATAGCATTGACTGAAATTATATCTTCATCTGTATAGCATTTGTATGAATTTGGCTATGGAATTGCCACATTGTCCTTTATAATAACTTTAAAAGTTATTTCTATTAGGATGGTGCGGATTGAACACAGTTATTTATATTTCTCTCGGATTTTTTGATGCTCTTGCAATGCTCTTAATCATCTTAAAGCTATATATGTTACCGGTTCGAGAGTATGCAGGCAAGATATTTGTCTTCGTTATTTTTATAGCCTCATTCTCATACATGATGCGAATAACTTTGGGCATGCCCAAGCTAGATTTACCTTTTCAATATATTTTCTTCATACTTTTTTTACGTTTAGGAATGGAATTGAAGCCGCATATATCTTCATTTATCGCAGGTGCTGGGATATCAGCTTATGCAGCAATACAGATGGGTATTTTTCATATATTTGAATGGTTAGATGTAATGCATATTGGTGTAGTGCAACAAAATGAAGGCAGCCTGGTTTATTTATTGCAATCGTCTTCAATACTAGTTGCCTATTTAATTTGTTTTGTTTTTTCAATTTTTGATTTTGGATTCTCATTCATTATAAGACCTCCGCATGACTTCATAACAAAAGAAAATTATCTTTCTAAAACCAATATTCCGTTCTTAATCGGTACAACTATTTCGGCCATTACAATCTGTATGACGTTAGTATTAGTGTATAGATCCGATCCAACAGGACTTCTATTCCTTGCAATTTCAACTTTTGGGGTATCCTATTTCTTTTCAGTAAGGAGGGAACGGGGTGATATTAGAACGGCTGTCGAGGCGTATCGCAATAAGCATAAAAACAGCTGATCCGGAAGGTCCTGGAACAGTTGAGGTATTGGAGTACGAGCTAGGACTGCGTCTTAATTGGTATACTGGTTTGTTGCTTACAATCATTCTAGGATTGACGTTCGGTACTTTTATTGGGGCTTTGATTACTTTGTTTTCATTCGTTATATTGAGGAAGTTTTCAGGTGGAGTACACTTGCCGATTACGTTATGCTCTATCGCAACTGGTATTGTAGCAGCTCTTGTTCCGTTGATTAATTTGAATTTCGAAGCAATTCTTCTATTAAATACAGTAAGTCTCATTATTGTATTGTTGTATGCACCAAATGAATTTGAGTATGTTAATCCGACATCGTGGGATCAGTGGTTAAAATGGATTTCTGCTGCATTAGTGGCTGCGAATTTCGTAATTAAGTCTCCAGAAATAACATTGGCATTCTTTATTCAAGCAATTCTAATTCTTCCAGTATGGACAAAACCTGAAGGAGGTGGTTAAATTGAATAAAAATATAGCAAGAGCGCTATCTATGGACCTAACAAAAGGGGCAAAGAAGTCTTCCAAGAAACGCAAAAGCATCGTTGGAGCGATGAAAATGCCAGAAGAATTGAAAAAGAAGTGATCCTTGATGAATGATCAATTAATAATAGGTATACAAGTCCAAAGCGATGGCTCTTACGGGCCTCGCTTTTCCTTTTCCGAGAATGATATTATGGGCATTGAAATGTGGAAGCCATCCAAAAATTACAATGTCCCATTTTTTTATACAAGAACGGGGAACTTTACTGTGCTTACAACGTTGAACGCATGCGAACTGGCTTTCCCAAACTTTAAATTTCTTGATGGATCAAATCTAGTGAATATAGATAACATCGAACGAGTACTGACTGGTTCATATGGTGGAATTGCGTACTTTAAAGACGATATACATACCGGAATCAACCAGAAGAATCTCAAAGTCTGGAAAGATATTGTAGATGAAGTGAGACAGTTAAAGAAGGACAACAGGCAGATTTTTGGTGTAGAAATAGTGGAGAACGGTCAGTTATCAACAAGTGGATTCTTTGACGCTTGTGATATTTACTATATAGATATGTGGGAGCCTAAAGCCAACTATTATGTACCTCGATTCCACACAAGCAAAGGTCTTTTCACAGTTGGACTGACATACAAAGCTTGTGCTGAGGCTATGCCATACCTCTATCCTGCTCATAATGGTAACCTGGTCAATCCATATTGGATCGAGAGAATTGATGAGCAGATATTTGGCTCTACAGCAATTTTTAAAGAATCTGATTATAGAGTTACTGTGGCGAGAAGTAAATTAAAAGCTCTAAAAGGAATCATCAATTAGCAAACCCGGGGGAACCGGGTTTTTATTTATCATAAAATACATTTGTTGTCAAGATCAATCGATACTAGGTAACTAGAGGAAGTTTCGACAACCATCGACAAGTTACACGGCTGCGACATGTTATTATTAAATTGGAAAAAACAAGAATGAGTATTGGAGGGAATAGAGATAAGATGACATTCAAAGTTGAATAGACACGTAGCTTATTGATAGGAGTGTGTGGATCACAAATTTCGAGTACTATATTAGTACTCATTCGACCGGGGAGAGCGGAATATTCCGCGACTCACTTCGTTAGTACTTCCCACTCATACAGCTGTTCCATTTGAATATCTAGGATCATCGCGGCTAGGTACAAAGCTTCTACATTCATAGGGCGCTGACTTGTCGCGAAAAACGAGACCATTCTTTTGGACCAACCCGTACGACGAGAGAATTCGGCTTGGGTCATTTGGCGGTGATCAAGCCAGTACTGAAGTAAGCATCTCCCTCGGATTATTTCCACCAAGAGTGCTCCTTCAACCATTTAGAGAGTTTAAATCAAATCGAAGTATAACATGTTCTGCAAAACAAGGTAAACAACAGAAATTCGTAAAATACATCATAGGAGTGCTGCGTAATGTTAAAAGGGTGGTTGGAACCAGCTATCGAAAAACGCCTTTGGGAAGTTGTAACTATATGCGAGGACGAAAATAAAGAGTTGTACGATGATTTTAATGTCACCTTAAATAGATTGAAGAAATACATTCCGTTGGAGTTAATCGACGACCTTAATAAATTGGAAGATATCTTCCTACAAAAAGGTTCCTCAATCAAGACTGCATACAGAACTGGATTTGACGATGGGTTAACGTTGGCACAAGAGTTAAGGAATACAATCTAA